CTACTGCTGCGCGGGCTCATTCGCTTCGTTTGCTGGGGCCGTACCAATTTCGTACCGATTCGGAGTTTTTAGCTTGTCCAGTTCGGCCCAGTCGGCGCTTGAGCTGATCCACTTGGCGTAATGCTTCAGCAATGTCTGGATGCTGTTGCCAAGCTGCTGCGCGATGAAGGCCGGCGCCATCCCTGCGGACAGGCAAACCGTCGCGTAGGTATGCCGGGTATCGTACTGCCGACGAGGACGAATGCCCAGCCGCTTCATGCTCTGCTTGAGATGATAGGCGGTGCTCACGACGTTGGTGATGTGCCCGTCCTTGCCGCTGGTTGGCGCGAAGACGAACTCTCCGCCCTGGGTGAGCTGCTGCATCTCTTTCAGTGCCTCAACGGCCTGATCGACGAGCAGCACTTTGCGCACGCGCTTGGTTTTCGTGTTCTCGCGGACCGCGCCTTTCTCCAGCGTGGCTCGGACGCGAATCGAGCGCCCCGGCAGATCAACGTCAGCCCAGCGCAGTGACAGCTGTTCTCCCGTCCGCATGCCGGTGAAGAAGGCCAGCTTGAAGAACGATGCATAGGTCAGCCTAGCGCCGGTCTGGTGCGCGTACAGGTCGGCCAGTATCGCGTCACGCTCGGCCGGAGTGAACGGGTCGATGTCTCGCTCAGGAGCTCGAGCCCGCTCAACCGAGCGCATCGGGTTTTCCGCAATGATTCCGTCCAGCACCGCGGCGGCGAAGATGGCCTTGGCAGCCTGAACCGCGGCGTTGCGGTCGGTGATGGAGTTCCAGTCCTGCCGGCTTATCAGCAGGCGCACATCGGACGGCAGAATCTCATCCAGCCGGCGAGGGGCCCAATGCGGCATCCAGTACCGGTTGAGCACGCGCAGATAGTTGCGCCGGGTGTGGAATCCGATCTGCTTGCTGTCCAGCCAGGTCTGAGCGAAGTTGCCGAAGGTCGGGGTGATGCGGGCGAGGGTGTAGCGGGAGTTCGGGAAGAGCTCGGCATACTTGTCATCCGTGAGCATGCCAAGCTTGATCAGCTGCGTTACCTGAGCTCGTAGACCTGCGGCTGCTGCAAATCCCTTGGGCGTCTGAGGATAGGGGAGCGTTTCGCAGCGTCGCTCTTTCTTCCATGTGAAGCGGATGCGGACGGAGCTGCCGGCGATCTCGACGCCCTGGGGGAGCCCCACTGACTTTCTGCCCATTCGTTGTACCTCTCCAGGCTGTACATGATACAGCCGTCGATCTTCTCCCATACGCCAGGCGGCAACACTCCGCGCTGACGCTTCCGCTCCAAGGCCTTCGGCGTCGTGCCGATCAGTTCGGCCAACTTCCTCTCGTACACCTTGTCCACCGGCATGCCTTCCACTGGCTGCGGTTTTTCTCGTGCGCTCATAGCTCACTCCTTCACTTTCACGCCGGCTGCTTCGATGGCGGCGCGGCAGCGCTTCGCAGCTGCCTTGTGCGCCATACCAATAGACCCGGTCAGATCGGTTTCCGGCAGCTCAATAACCAACTCAGCCCGCGATGCCTGCCAAACTAGCCAGTAGCACTGCGTCGGGTAGTTGATGTACTCGCCAGCCTCATCCTTTCCGAAGTGAGCTGGCGACAGGCCGAACGCCTCGCTGCCCACCCACGCCTCGAACTCTGCTATCGCCTTGTCTGTGTGCATTTTTATCTCCTGCTGCGTGTGGGGTTAGGCGGTGCGCTCTGCCTTGTCCAGTGCAGCGATGCGCTTGTTGACGCGCTCCAGGCGTTTGGCGATGTCGGCCTGCTGCTCTTCGATCTTCTTGCGGCCTGCTGCTATCGCTGCCGCTTTGGTTTGGTACAGGCTGTGCTCAATGTGGTAGATCTTTCCATTCGCCGTCTCGTCGTAATACACGCCGTAGTTGCGTGCCAGCTCAACCTCAGCCGGCTTGAAAGAAGGCATCAGTACCCATGCTTTGTACGGGTAGGTTCTTTCGGACATGCAGAATCTCCTCCCCGCCGACTCTCGCCGGCAGGCTGTGTGTTTGGGTGGGGTTAGGGGCTAGGCGCGACGGATCAGGTTGTCTTGGCTTCGCGCTCCAGATAGACCGCCAGCCACTTGAGCTTGCACGGACGGCACACAATGCCGCTTGTGCAGCCGTATGGCTGGTCGAATACCAAGACGCCGCGGATATGCGCCGGCCCAACGTCGCGGTCGCCGCTGTTTACCTGGATGCGGACTTCGCCGTCTTCCGGCACGCACTCCGATCCGCAAACATCACAGCAGCAGACGGTTATGGTTTTCGTTGTGATGCCCATATCACGCCTCCTTCGCAGCCATGGCGGCGTCGAGTTCCGCGCCGCTTACATAGGTTCCGCTGAAAGGTCCGCGAGGCACCGCCACGCAGGGCACGCCAGCCGTGCCTACTTGATCGTCCGGCAGGTCGCGCAGACGCCTGTACAGCTCCGCATCTGGCCGCAGCGCCTCGATCTCAGCGCGGAGCTGGTCAACTGCGCGAAGCTCGCTGTCGAGATTGTCTCGCCACTTGCGGGCGTATTTCTCGGCCTGCTCTTTGCCGGCTTTCAGGTTGCCAATGTGCGATCCGATCATGTGCCCGATATCGTCCGGTCGGTCGGGGAATCGCGCCCTATCCTCGATCAGTCGAGCATTCTCAGCCAAAGCGGCATCCCGCTCGGCGGTCACGGCTGACAGGGCGTCTTGCAGTTCTTCGATTGCGGTTTTCGCCTCAACCTCGCCTTCCGCGAACTCGGTCAGGTAGTCTCGAGCCCCTTCCGCCTCTGCGGGCTGGGCGCGGCGGTTCCAGTCTTCAACTGGGGCAAACAGATCACAGGCAATGCAGTCCTCATTCGAGCATAGGGCGCGACCCCCCTTGGATAATCCTGCTTCGCTCCCGCAAAACGGGCACGGCTTCAGTTCATCACTCATGGCTTTCTCCTTGGGCGGATAGGGCGGCGCGGTAGGCGACAACATCAGATTTGCCTATGCGCCCTCCGTGATGCTCCCAGTCCAGCTTGCCAGCTAAATCGATTCGCACCACGCTACGTGCATCCCGGCGCATGCGGTATTCAACTGGCGTACTTGGTGGCACTGGACACTCCCCGCCACGCCAAGGTATCCATGATTCACCAGGCGCCGTCTGCGAGGCGATCTGCGCGATGGGGGCGGCGTCGAGCATCAGCGACCAGTCTATTCGCAGACTTTCGGCTAGCTCGGGATCATCCCCGGGCTCCTGCGCCTTGTCATACTGCATGGCGCTGCGAAGCATCCCTTCAGTCGGCTCAATCGGAACCAGCTTCCAACCTTCCGGCACCGCGACAGGCTGCGGGGCGGTCTGCGCGATGGGGGCGGCGTTGTCGGCGATCAAGTTGAGCAGCGCGGGATCGAACGGCTGTGGCTGACCGAAACGCTGACGCCACAGCGGGCCGTGCTCTCGGTCTCTCATCGCCAGCAACAGCGTGGACAGCTGACAGCCTCGCCCAACGGTCATGCCTCCCGGCAGCTTCACTTCACACGGCAGCTTCATAGTTACCGGAACCCGGTCTTCAGGCTGCTGCTCGGTCTGCGCGGGGCGGGTTAGCTGGTCGATACCCCAGCGGATCTTCTGCTCGAAGACAGCCGGATCAACTGCCGGAGCGTTGTAGCCGCCAGCACCAAGGGAGCACGCTAGCGAGCGCAGAACATCCTCGTATGGCTCGCGAATGATCGGCAGCAGCTTTTGAACGAATTCGTTGAATGACTCCATGTCGAACCAGTATCCCGATGCGTCTTCGGCTGGATCGCCAACTTCGAACGCGAGCTGGTGAATGTCATCGTCGAGATTGCAAGCGCGACACCCTTCGCCAATCAAACGGCGCTCAGATGTGCATCGGCATTCATTCCGCTCATCCTGCGCCGCGGCTTGCTCTACTGCCGCCTGCCCATCCCTGAGCCCCTGCGCTGCGGCTGTGGCCATGTCGACGGCGGTGAAGGTGTCGGTGGGCTCGGCCTGCTGGGATAGGGCGCCGAGCGCGATAGCCTTTGCGGCAGACAATCGATAGTCGTTTTCAGTACTGCACCGGTCCATCGGCAGGTCTGCGATACAGCGCAGCGCCTCGCGCAGCTTCTCGTTCTCTTCCATCGCATGCTCAGCAACCGCTGGGTGGATTGGCTTGTTCATCGTTCGCTCCTTGTTTGGGTGGCTGGCATCTCAGGCACTGGCATACGCCGATCAGTTGGCCTGTTGTGCGGCAATAGATTGGGACTTTCATGCGATCATCTTTTGGGGCTGGTCCCAGGCGCCAACCAGGTCATGCCACACCTTCCTGCTGTTCGGCATCGAGCAGGGCGAAGAGGTCGGGCTGATCTTCACATCGCGCTACGGGCTCTGCCCTGGCAAGCGCAGGCTCAATGCCAATGCTCTTTGCGTCATCAGGCCATGGGCCTTGGCCGGCCATGAAAAGGCACTTAGCTTCTATGCCGTGCTCGCGCTGCGTGTCGGGGTGAACGATGGTCAGCACCCCGCCGAAGCCTTGTGCAATCAGGGCGTACTCAGCTGCGATCTTGGCCACCTGGTCGTAAGCTTCTTCGCGGGTCATGTTGGTTGCTCCTCAATCGTCGCAAGCGGCAGCCCGCTCATTGCCAGCGGCTCGTCGTAGCAGACGCCCATCATCTCGGGCCATTTGCGTGGCTCGCCGGGCTGGATGACGCCTTGGTCGTGCGCGCGATCCCATGACAGGCGATGCCGGATGACCTGATACAAGTCCCACGCAATGCCATCCTCTCGGCGCTTGGTGGCTTCTGGCATCAGCGTGTTCGCCAGGCGCTGTATCTCGTGCCGCGTGGCGTGAACCTGCTCCCAGTCGCGCCGGTCGTAGAAGCCCGGCAGCCGCTCAATGGCGTGGTCGATCTGGCCGATCTTGATCCGCGCCAGTAGCTCGCAGGCCTCTTGCAGCTCTGCGGCCTGGCGCTCGGTTACGGTGATGGTGTAGGTGCGCATGGCGCCTCCTTGGGCGGCTCCGGTGGGCGGCAGCGGAAACAGGCGCATTGGCCGATCCGCTTGCCGTCCGTGCGGCAGTAGGTGGGTGCGTTCACTTGCTGCGCCGGCCTCCGTGCGTTGTGGCCGTCCAGCCGGCGCTGGCTACCTGGTTGCCGTGGTCAGCTATCAGGCTGTCGATCAGGGCGCCCATGTAGGCGACGAGGCCGCTGACTGTTTCGCCGCGGGCCGTCGCGCTGTGGGTGTGCTTCTCGCCGCTGGGCAGCACGAACCACGCGCTGGCTTTCCAGTCCGAAGGGCGCCGGGGCTCAGTGCCGCGAACAACTGGCCGCGACACTCGGTTGTCGATGGAATAGAGCGTCACGATGCAGCTCATGGCTGGCACACCTCCAGCAGTGCCGCCTCGCTCAGGTCACCAAGCGGCGCGACGTGGTATTGGGCAAGCGCGTAGACGCCCCACGGCTTGCCAGTGATTTCCGCCCGGTACGCCGCGTGGCGGATGGCGTCGAGCACGTCGAGGAATCTCATGCCATATGCTCCAGTGCCCGGCGGGCGAATGCCGCCAGCTCCCGCTTCGGATCGCGCCGGCGCTTGAGTACGGTCGTCGGGTCGTGCCAGCGCTTGCGCTCAATGGGCTTCACTTCGCGGAAGCCTTCGACCTGCTGGATGGGTACGCCTGATTCGGCGACGAGTCGTGAAAGCCAGGCAGCATCAGCCGCCCGGCCCGCTGGGGTTAGGTTGCAAAATGTCATTGGGATGTACCGGGAGGAGGGCGCGCTGGGCGCCCGGGGTGGATCAGATCAGCAGCGAGCGGGCGCCGCGGTAGGGGTCGGCAAAGGGGATGTCGTCGTCGAAGCTGTCGTAGTCCGGCGCCGGTTGCTGCTGGCTCTGCTGGCGTGGCTGCTGGGCTGGTTGGCGTGGTGCTTGTTGCCGTTCGCCGCCTTCAGACTTGCCGCCAAGTAGCTGCATGGTGCCGTTCATGTCGACCACAACCTCGGTCGTGTAGCGCTTCACACCGTCCTTTTCCCATTCACGTGTCTGCAGCCGACCTTCGATGTAGCACTGCGAGCCCTTGCGCAGGTACTCGCCGGCAATCTCGGCGACCTTGCCGAACAGCACCACGCGATGCCATTCGGTGCGCTCCTGCAACTGGCCGGTCTGCTTGTCCTTCCAGCTGTCGGTTGTGGCAAGCGTGATATTCGTCACCGCATTGCCGTTGGGCATGTAGCGGGTTTCAGGATCGCCGCCAACGTTGCCGATGAGAATTACCTTGTTCACTCCACGACTCATGCCGCCTTACTCCTCATGCGCTCTCGCATTTCGTGTTCAAGTTCTGCCAGCTCTTCGAGGAAGAGCTTGATCTCGGTTTCCATCTGCCGAATACGTGCCTCGTCGCGCTCCAGGCGGAAGCAGGCGTATTGCAGTTCATCGGGCATTCGGTCGTCGAACGTCACGAAGTCGACCCAGTCGCGATCAGCGCAGGCGAGTTGGGCGAACATCTGCCACTCGTACTGCGGGTCATGCCTGCCTGATTGCATGGTGAAGACGTGCGTTGCGGTGTTCGGGCATTTGATTTCCAGCATCCCCCGATCGCCTACAAGGCCGTCCGGGCTCGCGCCGAAGCCTTCGATCTTCGGATGCAGGATCAATCCTGTCTCGACGGTCATCACGCCCTTGTCGATCTCATAGGCCGATCGGGCGACTGGCTCAAGATCTGTGCCGCGCTGCATGGCTGCGCTGGTGAATCCCTCTTCACGCTTGCCGGTCAACCGCTCGCACAGCAACTGCATCATGTAGTTCTGCCGTGTAGCAGAAGGGGCGCTTCCGCGCCCCTTGCTCATCACGTCCTTGACCTTGCTGGCGGTCACTTTGCCCAGGCGTGCGGAAAACCACTCATTGCTGTGCTGGTCCATCTTCGTTCTCCACGAGCTCGCCCTCGATCGGTTCGCTTAGCGCCTTCTTGCGCTCATCCTTCACGGCGGTTAGGCGCGCCCTGGCCGAAGGATGCTGGTTCCATGCGGCTTTGAATGCTGCGTGCAGCTCTTCCATGCTGCTCGCGTTCTGAATCGACTCGAGCGCAGGCGTGATGTCCGGTTCGTTGGCCGCAGGCGTCACGTCCTTCTCGACGATCCGCTGCGCTTCATCCTCGTCAAAGATGCCGGTGTAACCAAAGGCGAGGCGGGCGCACTGGATCATGGCCTTGTGGCGCAGCATTCGCTTTGGGTGGCTCTGCCATGGCTGAGTGTTGCGCTTGCACTCGGTCATCCATTCGGTGACCTTGATCGGATGATTGCGGTCCTTGCGGTAGATGATGCAGGTGCATGATTCGTCGTCCTGCTGGAAGTCCATTCCGTCGAAGGCGCTGTTTTCGTTGATGATCCGCGACCAGCCATCGACGCCAACGACCGGCACGATGCCTCCCTTGTCCGGGAAGGCGTAAATCTCCTTTGTCCAGGGGTTGAGGCCGTATTGGTCCGCGACGATCAGCAACGCCTGCATCTGCGCGTCACTGACTTGCCCTTTGAAGGCGGTGGCCTTCAGCGTGGCCATCATCTCGTTGGGGTCGACGCCGAAGCGGTCTGCCATCCTGGCGGAAAGGCTATTCGGTTTAATTGTTGCGACGTTGCTCATCGGATCTACCTCAGTAAGTGATCTGGATGTTCGGAATCTGGCGCTTGGCGATCAGCGTCACGGCCTGCTTGGCGCACTCTTCGGTCATGCCGCCAGCAACGAAGGCTTCCATGGCGGCTCGGTTGATCGCGGCCTTGTGTGCTTTGTCCGCCTCGCGCGCCTTGGCTTCAGCCTCAATGCGTGCCTGCTCGTCGGCCTGGCGTTGGCGTTCCGCTGCTGCGGCGCGCTCGGCGCGGGCTTCGGCGTCACGCTCCGCCTGCTCGGCGCGCTGCTGGGCTTCCAGTTCACGGCGGGCTGACTGCTCGGCCTCAAGCTTCAGTTGCAGCTCGCGTTGTTCGGCAGCTGCCTTGGCCTCAGCCTCACGGCGTACCGCTGCGTCACGTTCGGCCTGTGCGCGCTGCTCGGCTTCGCGCTGGGCTTGCTCTGCTGCTTCCCTGGCAATGCGTTCCTCGCGTTCCTTCTGTTCGCGCTCGGCCTGTTCGGCCTTGAACTTGGCGATCGCCGCCAGCTCGGCTTCGTGCTTCTCGCGGGCTACCAGTGCCACCTGTAGCGCCGTGACCGATGCCGCCTTGACGCGGTGCGCCTCTGCCTCGAATTCCTGCCAGTCGTCGCCTATGGTTATCTCTTCCAGTTCGGCCAGCTGCACCTTGATGGTGGCGCTGTCCGCTTGCTCCAGGAAGGCAGCCAATGCCTTCATGTGCGCTATGCCGTGCTCATGCTTTGCGACTCGATCCGCTTCGGCCTGCTCCCACTCGTTCAGCGGGGCGCGTACTTCGTCCTTCCAAGCATCCAGCAGGTCGCGCATCCGCTTGCGCTCGGCGTCGATCTTCTTCGGGATTTCCTTCAGCTCGGCGACCAGCTCCTTGCCTACGTTGTCGAGCGCCGTCTTGGACTGCGCCACCCTGTAGGCGATAGATCCAATCTCCTTTCGGCCCTTCGCGGTTGAAACGTCCGGGATGAATGCATCGATCTCGGCGCGGATCTGCTGCAGGTACGGGTCAAGCCCGTTCGCCTGCTGGAACACTTGCAGGGCGGTTTCTTTCGGCGGCACGATGGCCAGTTGGTTTTCCGTGGACATAGGGGCTCCTTGCCGCGCCATGCGCAGCCTGTGAAGTAGTGGGGTTATCCGAAAATGAAATACAACGCCGCCTCAAACGCGACGCCGATCAGCAGCACGCCAGCCAGCACGCCGAACCCGGTAAGGGTCCACCACGCCGCTGCGAATGAGTGGCCTGATGGGGTGTCGTCGTGCGGGCCGGTGTCGTAGGGGAGGGGGAGGGTGCGGTTCATGGGGTCACCATCCGGCAGCCGGCGTCATAGAGCTTTGCCGCCATGCTCTTTGGCGTATCAGCCATGGTGCCTATGCGGGCCATTTCCTCAATCGCCTTCTCCCGCTCTTCCGCCGCGATCTGCTCGGGCGTGCGGAGAGGGCGGAAGCTGATCATCCAGCTCTCCGATACGTCCGCGACTCGCTCATGGCATGACTCGCTCTCATAGACCGCCTTGAACTTGCCCATGAACAGGATGGTGCAGCGCTCCCATTCGGGGCGATCAAGCGTGTTGTTCAGCGCCTCGCACACCGTCCCGGCCGGCGGCAGACCTTCGCCGGTCCACTCCGCAGCCGGGTGATCGCCAATAGGGAGATACTGTTCTGGCATCGGATCAGAAATGGCAATCCAGTTTTCTTCGTCTGGCTCCCAGCAATACCACTCGCCGTCTTCCAGCATCCGCCATGGAAGTGCTGAGTCCTTCCTGTAATGCGTCGCCCCGTGGGGCGCCTTGCTCCAGTCGATCCCTTTCATCTGATTGCTCATAGCGGAGCCCCGTTGGTGATTCGATCTGCAAGGCCGTGAGCGAGAGCCAAGCCGGTGAGTAGTGCAAGGGTCACTGCGAAGCCCCGCCACCATGCGTAGCGCAGGGATCGTTGTCTTTGGCTAGCCATCACACACCCCCCAATAGCGCCACGTAGGCGAGAGTTCCGATAAGCGATCCGGCTACGGTGATGCCTATGGCGCCGGCCAGCTCCTTGAGTACGTAGGCGTTCATGGCTGGGCTCCTTGCAGGGCGGCGTCAATGGCCGCGTCTACGTCTTCATTGCTGAAAGTTGGTGACCCCATAACCACTTGAGAGACGGAGCCGCCTAGTTCACGCATCAGGAACCGATACCGCTCGGCATCCTTCGCCATACGCCGCACCTGCTCAGGCACCGATACGTCTCCGCCGTCTGGCGGGTCCATGTACTGCGTGCCAGGAAGCGCGGCGGTGATATCGTTGATAACGTCCAGGCTGTTCGAATACCACTCGGTCAGCGTGTCGACTTGGCGCAGGAGCGCATCCCGCTCAGCGAGAAGGGCGTCGTAGTCGCTGGCGTAGACCATTTCGCTGCACTCGCTACCGGCCTTCACCAGATAACGCACTACTTCCTTGCTCATGCCGCTTTCTCCTGCTGCTCAAGCCGTCGCACGGCTTCCTGTTCAACGAACTCTGGTTGCCGCTTGCCGATCATCCAGGCAACGTCCTGTAGCGCCTCAGCGAGCGCCGGGCTGCGTTGTGCAATGGCGCCCCGCAGGCTTTCCCAGCGACCGTTGATAGCCAGCTCGCGGATCATTGCGGCGGTGAGCTTGAATGCCATTTCCTCGTCGAGGTGCTGGACGCAGTGCTCAGCGCAGGCGTCGATAACTGCCTGTTCGCCACTGTCGATCTGCTCCACGATGGCTTCCTCGATCAGCTCTTTCGGGCCGATGCTGTCTGGCGTCGTGGCGTTGTCCCTCGCGAATTGCCCAGCCGAAAGGGCGCGGGCGTTGCGTAACGCTGCGTTCATCGGGATTTCCTCGATATGGCACCCACTGCAAAGCCCCCGTCCTGTATCGCAGGACCAGTGAGGTACAAGGGGAGGCTTTGCGGTGAGTGCTGGGGTAGGAGGGGTGTTACTGCGATTCTTTGCGGTAGAAGCCAAGCCGATTTAGCGCTGCTTCACAGTCGAAGTCTTCGGCGTTTTTCGGGGCGGTTCCGAGCAGCATGACGACGAACTGCTCGCCCTTCGGAGGCTTGAAGCCAAACGTGAAGCGCTGCCCAGAATCCTCGCCCCAACAGACCTTATTGAACGAGCCAACGAATGAAGCATCGCCGTCGTTCAGATAAACCGGATTACTCATTCCTTCTGTCCTTTCCAATTCCTCCCCCACCACTCAGCAATGATCCATACGATCCAGATAGCGGTGAGGAGGAGTAAGCCGTGATAGGGGGTCATGCTTTGCCGCGTGCTTTCGCTATGGCGGCGCGGGCTGCTTCGACTTTCTCGTCGTGGTCGCTGCCCTGATTACCTGGGTCGCAGTAAGCGATGACTAGAGCATCCAGAGCCTCCAGAAGCTCAGGCGCAGCGGCTATCAGCCGGGCGTTGACATCCAGCTCATAGGCTGGCGCGTGAGCGTCTTGCACAAGGGCGCTGAATCTGTTGAATCCTTCATCGTTCAGTGCATAGATGGTCCTGCCAGACAGAAGCCATGGCCCCTCGGTGTACTTGCTCATCTCATCCTCCTATGTGCTGATGGGTGCCCGCTGCAGCCTGTCGCCAAGCTGCGGGGGTGGGGTTAGGCGGCTGCCATTTCATTTGTTTGCCTCGCTACGTCTAGGTACATCCTCCCACCGACCCGGCGCCACCTGCGCCCGGATCGTCGCGGACTCCCCAGGCTGCGCCGTGTAGCACGGCATCGCCTCGCCGCGCACAATCCATTCGCGCTGCTCGCCGGTATCCACGTCGCGGACTATCACGATCTCCTCGCGCCCGCTGGCAATCCGATATTCTGCACTGCTGCGGTCGTGCCATTCCGCCCACCCTTCTGCCGCATCGGCGGGGTCAGTCGCCGGGATCGTCGCGCCGTCTTCCTGCTCCTGGCCCAGGTCCGGGCACCAAACAACGTATGTCCTCATCTCTCTCTCCATTCTGTTAATCCCCGCTGCAGCCTGTCGCCAAGCTGCGGGGGTTGGGTTAGGCGGCTTCCCAGCCGAGATTCTTGATGTACTCGCCACCAGCGCAGACTCGAAGGTCTTCGATTTCTGACAGCTCCTTGATCTCGTCCAGAGCCGCCATAGCCCTTTCGGTGGCCAGCTTGGCGTGGCTTAGCTGCCAGCGCTTCCTTGCCTTGTAGGACTCAAGCGCCTTCTCTTTCTCGGGATACGCAAAGCGCCGCCCAGATACCTTCAGCACACGCTTGGCATACTTGGGGATGACGCCACGCTCAAGGCTTGCTTTAGCGATAAAGACGTAGCTCTGAACGACCAGCCAGTAGCAGTGCTCGGTTTCACGAATCACTACGTATCGCTTGCAGATGATCGAAACCCCTTCAGGCCCGATCGCGTCGATGTACCGGAAGTGATCCGGCCAAACTGGATTGCTCATCCTGATTACCTCCGTTGTGTTAAGCCGCCAACTGCGCCTCTTCCATCCGCTGCGCTCTCACTACCACTTGAGAGCGGTTGGGTGGGGTGTGGTTATGCGTGCTAGTGCGTTGCAAATCGGCGATTCCAGCGCGCCACAATCTTGATTGCGCGCTCTCTGGATTGGATAAACCGGGCCGGCCGCATCTCCTCATCCGTAGGCAGCGGAAGGCGCCGGCATTCTTCGTCACTCCAGCACCGCTGGATCGCCCATCCGTGGCGAGCCGCTCGGCCCTCTATGTAGAGCCTCACGACTAAACCACCGAGGACCAAGTGTTGTTCGAGTACAGAACAGCCTCATACAGCTTCTTCCCGCGAGGCTTCTTCAGCGTGAAGATGGTGCGCGTGTCGCCTTTCACTTCGATCTGCCAGGACTTGAGCACTTCGTACCGTTGGCCGTTGATCGTGATCATGTTGAATCCCTCCGGTTGATTCCCAATGCCGACTCATCGAATCGGCATCAGTGAATGTTCCGTTCTCCGTTGCGCGCTATGCCGAGTCGTCTCAGTGCACGATCGGCTTTCGCACGTCGCTCGTGTCGATGAAGTCATCGATCGACATTGCGCCGCTACGAAGGCTTTCCAGAGCCTCATGCAGCAGCTCAGCCGCATACTCTTCTGGCGTCATGCCCGCTGATTCAGCCTGAATCTCAAGCTCTATCTGCACTTCCTCGGGGAACGAGGAGATCCTGATCTTCGTCATGCCGTGAGTCCTGCCTCTTCAAGGCGCTGTATGCGCGCCACAGTCTGCGATCTCGGCGCTTCCGGCCGGCGAATCGGGCGAACCTGCGGGTTGTGCTCAGCGCCTACCAATAACGCCAGCACCAGGGGGGCGATGATTCCCCGGCGCATGGCTTCCAGGCAGAGGCCGCGGGTGGTGCGCTGCATGCCCAGCTTGAAGCGCGCCGTGTCCAGCTGCTTCTTGATCGTCGAAGGGCTGCAATCCATGCGGCGGGCTATCTCCTTCGCCGTCATGTCCTTCGCCGCGTAGATCGTGGCCATCAGCTGCCGAGGGGCAAGGCCTTGGCCGAGGCGTCCTTGCCATCCGTCTATCTGGATCGTGTCCATGTAGGGGTTCCTTGTCTCGGTTGTCATCCCAAAGCGCCCTCGTCGGAAGGCGCTTCAGTGATGCTTTCCTGCTCACCCGCCCGCTACTGGCGGCAGTCGGTGCGGTTGGTGGTCATCGGCGATGGCGTTTGATAGTGTTCTGGCATCACAAGGAGGTGCCTATGGATGCGAAAAGCCTCGATCTGCTGCGCCAGCTGAAGGCCTCTATGACCGAGGAGAGGCGCAACAGGGATTGGCCAGAGAAGACCTGCCGTTTCTGCAAGCTTCCGTTCCGCTATCACGTCAGCTGGGTCCCGGCCCCAATCATGTGCAAGGGGTGCCGGACTGAGCGGAAGACGCCTTACAGGCCGGGCGAGGGCGATACGCTCTATCTCGAAACTCAGGTATTCAGCGGTGGCGGCCCAGGAACGGGGCGTCGGAAATGAGCAAGGATCGCGTCAACGAAACACCTGCAGAACTCATTGACCGACTGAAGCGAAGCCGAGAGAAGCTGAGGATCAGGCTTGATCAGATGCCTCCTGGGCGAGGCGCTGGCCTATATCTCGAGTTGATGGAGCTGGATCGGCGTATCAAGCGCGAGGAAATGCACTCCGTGTCTGGGTATCGAACTCCGCGTCGCCCTGTCGCTGGCGGGGCGCCTGGCTCGAAGCGCCGCAAATAAGCTCTCCAAGTCACCCTGAATCGCAAGGAAACTTGGAGAACATTCGGCCCGTCTTTGCGGGCCGCTGTCCCATTCGCGCTCACCTACTGGGTTCTTGCGCGTTCCTTCTTCTGGCTGTCTGGCCGGGGTTACAAGGCCACCTCCGGCTGGGCACCAACAATCACCGCAAGCCTTTCGGGCCTGTCCGCTGTGCCAGGTACAGAACCGCGTTCTGAGCGGCCCTGGCAGGGAGCGTTAGCAGCGCAACCCTTCGCTCGCCATTTCCAGATGCCATGGCGCGGCGTCGAGCAGGCCAGTTCCAGAGCTGGCATGGGGCGGGGAACTTGTTGATCGCGCTGTACCGTTGCCGGGACCCCGCCGCGATGTTCCTGAATTCTTAAAGAACTTCCGGGATCACCCGAGGCCTCTCGGCCTGTCGGCGCGGTGTGCTGCGTCGATGGGTGAACATTAGCAGCGCTACTAATTAGCGTCAACAGCATTGCTACTAATTTTTTATGCGCCCACAAAAAAGCCCGCTCAAAGGCGGGCTGCAGGCCGATCAGAATTCAGCAGGTCGTTCAGGTGGCGGGAGGAGGGCAGATACAAAAAGCCCCGCTAGGTGCGGGGCTTGGCGCCTCCGTGCGCGTTTGATGACCTCCTACTCCGAAGGCTTCAGATACATGGTGATCTGTACTGGCTTTTTCCCGTAGTGCTGAGCTACTCGCTGCCGGAGCTCATGCATACTGTCGCAGGTTTTCGCCATGCCGATGACTTCCCAGCATCTGGAAACCAGCTGGCGAACGCCAAGGTTTTCGGTCAACTGTCTGTGCCAATGCACTCCGGCTGGTGGTTTGTTCGCTTTTAGATAAGCCGCAACGTCCGCATCGAGCGTGTCATATATGAGCTCGATGACGAGCTTCCCCCACCATTTAGGCCTGGTCTGCAGTGGGGTGGCCCACCCGGTGAGTCGCCCAAACTCTTCCCAGAGCTCATCAGGGAATGTCTTTTCCCACGCGCGAAGCTCTTCAGCAATAAAAGCCCTGAGCTTGACCTGAAGGGCGTCCTCAGCGCGCTCGTATTGATAACCGGTCGCCTCATCGATCAGCGCATCCAGTCCGGTCCGGGTTAGGCCGGCAGTAAGTACCGCGCACTTGATTGCGATCTGCTTCTGGCGATCGGTGAGCGACGCCCCTTCGTATAGCGCCTGGACGTATCCGCGACAGATGAGCTCGAAGTGCTCAGTAGTCATCCCTCGACCAGTGAACTGCGTGCCAGGGATCGAGAATTCGAGTAGTTCACCCAGGATTAAGTCATTGTTTATAAAGGGCTTTAGAGCTGATACGCCTAGATATGCACCCAGGTTTCCCGAGTCAGTGTTGGAGATCGATTTGATAGCTGATCGAAGCGCGATGACCCGCGCCTCGGTGTTAAGAACGTAAACGTCGAGCTCGTCGCCGCCAAGATCAATCTTGCCCCGCCACTTTGCGAACGGTAGCGACGAGTTCGCCATTAGCGCTCCCTCTGCAGGCGATGTCACCAACCTTCGCTCCTCAGAGTCATGTGCCTCCGTGCCGCTCTCGTCCTCGTAATCCATTGGTCTCTCCATGTATCTATGCCTGGCAGGCTGTTTATCAAGCCAGCTTCTTCGAGCTGGTGTTCCTACATCGCCCCGCCGCGCCAGGTCAATCGGCTTCAACAAAGCGAGAGCTCTTCACGATTGCGCCCATGTAGTGAATGAAAACAATTTCTTCTTGGGTCAGGTAGATCGGATCGAAGGCATTATTTACGCTGTCGAAGCGGTACTGCCCGTCGCGGAAATAGACGAATTCCTTGATCATCGCTTGGCCGCTTACGGTCTTCACCAGCACCTCATCGCCCGCCACATAATCCTTGCTCGGCTCAATAAGTACGAATTCGTTGTGCTTGATACGCGGTTTCATGCTGTGCCCAGCGACGCGCAGGCCGTAAGCGTTCTCGTCGGTACTGAAGATGTTGAGATAGCCTTCGCCGTGGCCGACAGGGTATTCCATTGCCTCGAAGTAGCCGTCCGGCCCAAGCATTGCCTTGCCCACCACCGGCACTCTCCCCGGTCTGACTTGGTAGGGTTCGCCCTGCACGTTGCTGGCGATTTCAACAACGGTTCCCGCCGGCCGCTTCTCGGCGGTCATTGTCACGCCAGCGATTTCGGCTGCCAGGCGCGGGCTTACCTCTTCCGGCGCAAAGCGGAGTTCTGTGGCGAATTTCAGTAGCGCCTCAAGATTCAGCGGCACCTTTCCGTTCAGGTACTGATTGACAGCGCTCTGCCCTGATCGCCAGCCAATGGCATTCCCCAACGACTCCTGAGTAAGCCGGGAGCCTTGGTCCTTCGCCTCTTTCTGGCGCTTCTCAAAGACAGCCTTCAGCCGGGCGCATTCCGCCTGCTCTTCTGAAGTCAGTTCGCGTCTAGGTGCTTTCATCGCGCGGACTGTAGTAGCAGTGCTTATGTCTTCGCAAATAGCACTGCTACTGTTTTGTTGCTGATGAAAAACAGCAGTGCTACTATCCGGGGTAGTTACGGAAAGGTGGCTATCCATGAAGAAGTTTTCCCTAGGTGAATACCTCGCCAATGAGGGCACGCAGCAACAGCTAGCCGACGCTCTGGGCATCCAGCAGAGCGCCGTATCTCAGATGGTTAGATCGGGGCGGAACATCGAAGTCTGCGTGCTTGAGGACGGCTCGATTGAGGCAAACGAGATAAGGCCGATCCCAGCGCGGCCCAGGCGAGCTGCTGCATAACTCCATCCCTGTCAGTGGTTTCCATGGTTCCCATTCTAGGAGCCAGGGCAGGGCGGAGAAATCGGGAAGGTGGTGCTGGGGGTTTATCCAGTACTTGAACGACAGGCACAAAAAAGCCCGGGGGCAACCGGGCTGATTCGTTGAAGCAGTAAGCGAGGGAAATTATGGACAACGTGATTCAGCTTGGCAACAGCCAGCGGGGGTTCACCCGAATGGACAATACCGTCATGGAGTCACTGGCTACGGTTGATCTGCCAGCCAGGGAATTCCGCGTGCTGATGGCCATTGCGCGTCAGACCATCGGCTATCAGGTCGAAACCCGTCGTTTGTCTGCGGATGAACTGGGCAAGCTGACCAACATGCGACGCGACGTCGTGTCGAAGGCTGTGAGCCATTTGCTCGAGCGCCGCATCATCTTCCGCGTGGGTGGAAGCCGGGGTGAGATGGGCATTTCCCCTGCCTCCGAGTGGCGATTCTTCGACCCCAAGAACGATAGTCTCAGTGAGACCAAATCGTCTCACTCAGCCCAAATCGTCTCACTGAGACCGGACGCGAGTGAGACCAAAACGGCAACTTGCTTCCTTTATACAAAGAAAACAACTCTTCCTTCGGAAGAGATTGTAACGCCCACCGTGAAAGGCAAGTCAGAGGCCAAGGCGAAGAGCCGAAAGCCGTCCTCGGCAGGGTTCGGCCTGAATCACATGCTGGCTGACAACCCCCACTCCATCCCTGATCAACTGCTTCAAGACTGGATTGCCCTGCGCAACAAGAAGCGCGCCGCGCTGAGCGCAACCGTCTGGACCGCCCTGAACGCCGAGCTGGACAAGTGCGTGGCTGCTGGCATCGCCGCTGAGACCGCAATGACTGAGGCGCTGGTCGCAGGCTGGCAGGGCTTCAAGGTCGATTGGATTGTTAACCGTTTGACCACCGAAGGCCGCATGCCGGCGCGCAACACAACTGCCCCCGACTTCCACAGCGGCGACACCAGCTGGGCAAACGACCTGGGGGACCTGTGATGCGCAACGTCAAGGATCTCATCCCGTCCGCCACCAGCGGAAACCACGTCGCCCTTGGCGAGCCGGTCACTGCGCCACGCGCTATCGACCAAGGCACCGCCGGCGTCGTCAACAAGCTCTTCGTGGAGCTGCAGTCAATCTTTCCCGCCTGGAAGCAGGCTTGGCCGAACGATGAGGCGCTGACCGCTGCGAAGAAGTCATGGATCAAGGGGTTCATGGCTGCTGGCATCAACTCGCTTGAGCAAATCCGATTCGGCATCCAGCAGTGCCGCAAGTCCGGTGGTGACTTTGCGCCGAGCGTTGGCCGCTTCATCCGCTGGTGTGAGCCTACCCCGGAAATGATGGGCCTGCCGGACGCCGCCAAGGCATACCGCGAGGCCTGCGCGAATGCCCATCCAGCGGCTACCCGTAACTGGTCGCACCCGGCCGTCCATCACGCAGCCTGCGAAACCGGCTTTTACGAACTGGCAAACATGCCGGAAGAGCGCAGCCGCAAGCTGTTCGACCGCAACTACGCCATCACCGTGCGGATGGTCATGACTGGCGAGCCGCTTCGTGAAATCCCGCTGGCCCTGCCGGAAACCGTGACCGTCTGCACGCCGGAAGTTGGGCTGGCCGCTCTAGCCGCACTGCGCGCGAAGGTGAAGGCATGAACCGCTCCCGCTCAATGACCCTACCCCAGCGAGTAATCGTCGACCAGCTCAAGGCCGATGGCTTCGCAGTGGATCAGGAAGAAAACACCGTCGTCCGCATGAAGCGCGGCAACGACTACCGACTTGTGCAGATGGATGGCGCGGTGAAGCGCGCATTGGGGGCGAAGCGATGAGTGATTTTGCAGAAATGGCCGAAGCCTTCGAGCAGGCCCGCACCGCTCCCGATGTAACAGATCGCGCTACTGGCCTAGAGGAAGCGGATCGTATCGGTGGCGTGGCGATGGTGCGTGAACGGCTGCAGGGGCAGGGCGCAGAGGAATGCGAGGAGTGCGGCATCGAGATTCCGGCAGCTCGCCGTCGTGCTGCGCCTTGGGCGGTGTGCTGCGTGGACTGCCAGGGCCTGCGCGAGGGTCGCGTATGAGCGGAGTACGCCTGATGCAGGGCGATTGCCTGGAGCGAATGAAGGAGATCGAAGCCGGTACCGTTGACCTGGTGCTGGCCGACCTTCCTTACGGGACGACGCAGTGCGCCTGGGATGAAGTGATTCCGATGGCTGTGTTGTGGGAGCAGTACCTGCGAGTTGCCAAGCCGGAAGCCGCTATCGTCCTGACAGCTGCTCAGCCGTTCACATCCATGCTCGTGATGAGCCGGCCGGAGCTGTTCCGCTATGAGTGGATTTGGGAGAAGGGCAACGCCACCGGGTTCCTGAACGCCAAGAAGCAGCCAATGCGAGCGCACGAGTCGGCACTGGTCTTCTACCGTAAGCAGCCGACCTACAACCCGCAGATGACTGCAGGGCACGAGCGAAAGACCGCAAGCCGCAAGACCGTCAACTCCGAGTGCTACGGCAAAGCCATCAGCCTGACGAATTACGACTCGACCGAGCGGTACCCGCGCAGCGTTCAGTTCTTCTCAAGCGACAAGCAGTCCGGCAACTACCACCCGACGCAAAAGCCCGTCGCGCTCATGGAATACCTGATCCGCACCTACGCGGTACCGGGCATGACCGTACTCGACAACACCATGGGCAGCGGTACCACCGGAGTTGCTGCGCTGCGCTGCGGCTGCGACTTCATCGGCATCGAGCTTGACCCGTCCCATTTTGAAACTGCAACCGCGCGTATCGATGAAGAAGCCATTCGTCTGGCTACTCCGGTACCGCAGTTCGATTTGTTCGAGGAGGCTGCCCGTGGGTGACGTAATCCATAAGCCCCGCCACTTCTGGACCGCTGGCCGCAACCGCGTCCGCGACGTGTTCAAGCTGGCCTACCTGTTCGCCTTCGAGCTTGCTGCAGATCAGGCCGTCGAGATCATTGTGCGTCCGGTCAAGAGCCGCCGCACGCTGCAGCAGAACGCAAAGTTGTGGTCGATGCTGGCCGACATAGCCCGTCAGGTCGAATGGCCCGTAAACGGCGTTATGCAGCGCCTGGACGCCGAAGACTGGAAAGCCCTGATGACCGCCGCGTGCCGCCAGGAAGTCCGCATGGCTGCAGGCATTGGCGGGGGCGTCGTGATGCTTGGCGTATCGACCCGCCGCATGACGGTGGCCGAGATGGGCGACCTAATCGAGTTCATGTACAGCTTCGGCGCCGAGCGTGGCGTGGAGTGGCGCGAACCCAAGGAAGAGATGCCCGAGCAGTGGGAGGCCGCGGCATGACCAAAGCCGAGAAAGCCCACCTGTCCCGCGTCGCCGCCCTGGGCTGCATTGCCTGCTACCTGCAAGGAACGCCAGGCACGCCAGCCGAGATCCATCACCCGCGCGCCGGTCGCGGCAAGGGCCAGCGCGCAAGTCACATGGACGGCATACCGCTCTGCCCGCCGCATCACCGCGGCACTCATCACCCGGCGGTGCCAAGCATTCACCTCTCGAAGCTGGCCTTCATTGAGCGATTCGGCACCGAGGAAAAGTTGTTGCAGTTGGTGCACCAGCTGATCGGCGGGAGCGCTGCCGCATGAAGACCTGCCCGGTAGACGCCACCCACAAGACCACCGGCTACAGCCCTGAGCAGACCCTGTACTGCCACGACTGCCGCAAGGAACACCCATGGCCGCTAAAGCCCGGCCAGCTCCCCCTGATCGCAAACAACAGAGCCACAAGGAAGCCGCAATGAAAGCCCACCAGATCCTCGAAGCCGGCCTTGGCCACATGAAGGACCGCTCTGCCACCTACGACAAGCCAGCAGGCGAGCGGAGCATGGGCGCCACGGTTGATGCATTCCGTGCAATCACTGGCCACGACCTAACCGAAGAGCAGGGCTGGCTCTTCATGGGCCTGCTCAAGATGGTTCGCAGCCAGCAAGGCGGGTTCCGTGCTGACAACTACGAAGACCTTGCCGCATACGCCGGCCTGCAAGGTGAGGCCGCATGGGCTGAGCGCACGAATCAGGACTTCGGCCAGCAGAACACCATCGACTGCCGCGCCGATGCGGAGAAGGCGGAACAGGCATGAAGCTGACCAAGAAGCAGCGAGCCGAAGTGTTCGCCAAGTTTGAAGGGCGCTGCGCCTATTGCGGCTGCGAGCTGGGCGCCCGCTGGCACGCCGACCACATGGAGCCGGTTATTCGCTTGGACGCTGAGCGCGGCGCAGAGCGTCCAGAAAACCACAGCCTAGACAACATGATGCCCGCCTGTGCGCCTTGCAACATCAGCAAGAGCCGGATGGCGATCGAGGATTGGCGGCAGTGGATCGCTGGGCACGTCAACAGCCTGAACAGCTATCACCCAATCTACAGGCTTGCCAAGGCCTACGGACTGGTAGTCGAGACGCAGGCTCCGGTCACCTTCTACTTCGAGCGGCTGGCTATGGAGTGTGAGGCATGAAGCTCTCTCGAATCGACGTGATAGGACAGAACGGAAATGACGGCGAGCACTACGACGGCGTTGGCCGGGAATGGCTCATCCAATCTGGCCTTATTGCCAGCAGCGGAGAGGGCGCTGATCGAAGCGGACAAGACCGCCTGCCTCATCCGGTGGAAGGTGCGCGACCTCAAGGGGCCGGAGAAGCAGAGACAGGGCAGCGTCCTGCTGGCAGCTGTTCCGGAGAGTGCGCGGCCTGCCGTTGTGGCGGCTCTGAAGGCGAGGGGGAGTAAATGAGCAGGAGCAAGAAAGGGGCAAAAGCGCCTGGCTGGGAGTACTGGTCTCGTCGACCGATGTCGGGGCACGCACCAAGTCCAGAGAACAAGAGGATTTGTCACGGCATAGAGCGATGCCAAGCGAAAGCGGAAGTGCGCAATGGCATTCGCGAAAGCGAGGGGATTAGATGACTTTCCCGATCCGTAAAGCCTCAGCCCAAACCGCGCTCAAGCCGGCGAAAAGTGCTGGATCGGGAAAATCCACCGCAAGCCAGGCTGAGGACGCGCTAGCGCTTCACCTGCGCGCGGAAGGCATCGAAGCCATCCGAGAGTACCGCTTCGCTGCTGAAGCTTGTGGAGGGCCTGGTAAGGGCCTGCGTGATCGTCTGGCCAAGGCTGGCCTACAGGACTGGCGCGCTGACTTCGCGCTGCCGGAGCAAGGATTGCTGATCGAGGTCGAGGGCGGCGGTTGGGTTCATGGCCGGCATAACACCGGCGCCGGTTTCGCTGCCGACCTCAAGAAATACGACGCCGCTGCCCGCCTCGGGTGGCGCGTCTACCGCTGCGACCCCGCCATGATCAAGAGCGGGCGCGCGCTGGAAACCATTCAGATCCTTATGCAGCAGAGGGGAGCAGCCTAATGGCCGCACGCAAGCACGACGACGACACAATCATAGCGGCGCTGACGGGGCGCACCGTTACTGCTGCGGCCGAGATCCTGGGCCTGCATCCTCGACGGGTGGCTGCGCATAAGGCGCGGCTGGCGAGGAAAGGATGGAGCCCTGAGCACGACATGACCAAGACTGTTCCTGACGGTTTTCATCTGAAAGGAACGTCAACGCTATACAAGGACGGCGCCCCGGTCGTTCAGTGGGTCAAGACATCGATTGACCACGAACGCCAGGCCGAACTGATCCGCGAAGCGTGCCAGGCGATGTCCGAGGATCTGCCGCAGGTGGAGCCGCGCATGGCGTGCAACAGCTACCTGTCTCACCTGCTGGCCGCTTACCCGATCGGCGACGCCCACATCGGAATGCGCGCATGGGGAGAGGAGACGCAGGGCAGCGACTGGGATCTGGCCATTGCCGAGCGTGTCCAGTGTGGCGCTATGGCTGCACTCGTCGATATGGCGCCTGCCTGCGAGCAAGCGCTGATCATCAACTGCGGCGACTGGTTCCATGCCGACAACATGGAAGGCACCACAAGCCGCTCCGGCCACATCCTGGACGTCGACGGGCGCTACGCGAAGATGATCCGCGTTGGCGTCAAGGTAATGAGGCAGTGCATCGAGTCTGCCCTGATGAAGCACGCCCGGGTACGCGTCTGCAACGTCATCGGCAACCACGACGACACCGGGGCCATCTGGCTGAGCATCGCCCTAAGCCACATCTACGCCAACGAGCCGCGCGTGACGATCGACACCTCGCCGGCGCCGTTCATGTACCACGAGCACGGCAAGGTGCTGATCGGGATGCACCACGGCCACTCGTGCAAGCCTGACCGCCTCCCGGGTGTAATGGCGACCGACCAGGCGCAGGCATGGGGCCGCACCGAGTTCCGCTACTGGTACATCGGCCACGTCCACCACCAGAGCGTCAAGGAGTACAGCGGCGTTACCGTCGAATCCTTCAACACCCTGACCGCAAAGGATGCCTACTCCGCATGGGGCGGCTACCGGGCTCAGCAGAACATGAAGTGCATCATCCATCACGCGGAGTTCGGCGAGGTCGGCCGGCACACGGTGAATCCAAACATGCTCAAAGGGGAGGTAGCGGCATGAGCCAGTGGACACACATCTTCTTTCCGATCGCCATGTTCAGAACCTACGGCGAGCACTGCAGGATCGTGAAGCGCCGCGGCGGGCTCATGGGGAAGCTCTTCGGTGACGTGTACATCGAGACGAACAAGGGTTATCAGGGTTGGCAGGACAGCGAAGACGTAATCGAGTCGGGGGAAGCAGCATGAAGATGAACAGCGCGCGTCAACTCTGGCATGACGCCTACTACCAGCGCCGGGAATCGACTACCACCTACGCCCTCGAGGTGGGAATGCTGCAGGCCAGCATCCAGAAGACCGAGAAGGACCGCCGCACCGACGTGGCGCTCGATCAGGCGCTGTGCGGAATGGTTCAGTCGGTCATTGGTACGCTGCCGGCCAGCCTGCAGTGCTTCGGCCACTGGATGTACTCGCCGCTGGCCGACGACGACCACCGAGAGATTGCCGAGGAGCTGGTGTTCGCGATGGCAGCCACCAAGCTGCCGCGCATGACCGAAGCCAAGCGCGAGAAGGCGCAGTACGTCGCCAAGGGCGTGCTGTACCGGTATCGCCGCCAGCATCAGGGCGGACAGAGCTCGACGCCTGACCCGCTGCCGACGCCCGAGTGCTTCCGCGCCTGGCTGTTCGACAAGTATGGCGTGCGCCTCTGCAGCGAGAACTGGACCCGTGAGTGGGAGTCACATATCGATGCGTTCTTCCAAGCCTGCAATGACCTCGACAAGTCCGCATTGGCTCCGGTTTCTGGCTTGCTCTACCAGTGGAAAGAGGCAGCGTGAATAGGTGAGAAAAACGCTTGCATTCCCGTTCGGCTAGAGGCACACTTTCCCCATGCTGTGATTCCTCTGCCTGAGGGGATTGCGGCTGTGATCTGGTAGTGGAAGTGGTTACCATGCCGATGGGAGATGCAGGTTCGAATCCTGCTCAGATCGCAGCAGGTGAATGCGCAGGCTGATGCGCGCTGTCAGAGCGCTAGCGGAGTGAACCGCGATAACAAACACACAGGCTCGGTAGATTAAAACGCCCCGAGTACGCCGGAGATCAGCGCCGGCCACCTGCACCAATCCAAGAGCCCTGACTTCGGTCGGGGCTTTTTCGTTTCGGGCAGAACCTGGCTGATAAAGGCCTCGCCATCCTGCGCCCATCAAATCCCCGGCCTGCTTGCCATCGGCTACGCGCCACAGGCAGCACACTGCGCGACTCGCTAACGAGTATCGCCCCTAGGACGCTAGGGGAATCGGGCTCTATTCCAGTTTCAACCTATTCCGGCCCCACGCCTGCCTCCTTGCCCCGAGCGGATCGCACGCGCATGTGAGGCCGGGCCTATTCACTCTGCCGCATAGCTGAGACGACCCCATGCCAGAGAAAAGCCCTGACTTCTGGGTGGCGCTAGCTGCAGCCCTACGCGAACACGGCCTGGCCATGATGCTGACCTTCGTTCTGTCCTACATCCGAATCCACCTCTACGGCGACAAGAAGAGCCCATTGGCCAGACTGCTCGAATCAACATTCGGTGCGCTGCTGATCATGCTCGTCGGCTTAGGGGTGAACGCCATGGGCGCGAACCTCGCCTGGACGCTATTCGCTGCCGGTTTGATCGGCCTGCTTGGCGTGGATCAGGTGCGGGCGCTGGCCGGTAAGTGGGCGGAGCGCAAGGTGTCGCAGTGAAACGCCTCCACGCCATCCTGATCTTCACCTACCTCGCCGCCTGTGTGTGCGTGATGCTGGGGAAGGAGTCTTGGCGGTACGCACGCAAGAGGAAACGCAATGGCCGAAAGACCAAAGGTCGTCGAGTTCAAGCGTGAGGACTGGCGGGAGACGGCAGACACACTGAGGCGGATCGCCGATGAGTTGGATTCTGGCGATCTTCCGCCGTGCTCTCTCGCGACGCTGACGCTTATGTCCGATACGGGCGATATCTCCATCTTCGGCATAGGGCCGCGCTCCGATGAGCTGCAGTGCCTTGCTGTGTTCCGGCTCGGCGAGCAGAAGATGGTTGACGTGTTGCTGGCTAGAGACTGAGCGGGCGAAAAATGAAACGGAGCCACTGGCATGAGCTTGACCCCCAAGCAGGAGGCCTTCTGTCTGGCCTACCTCGAAACGGGGAATGCCAGCGAGGCCTATCGACGGGCTTATAACGCCTCGAAGATGAAGCCCAACAGCATCAACGTGAACGCGAGCAAGCTGCTTGCCGACGCTAAGGTGACGCTAAGGCTGAAGGAGCTGAATGAGTCCGCTGTTTCATCCGCCGTGATGACGCGGAAAGAGGCATTGGAGCGCCTTTCGACCTTCGCCCGTACCGATCTATCAGATTTGGTCGAGTTCGGCGCGTATGAGCTCGGCCAGGACGATGACGGCAAGCCGATTGTCCAGGCTGCTTGGAAGATCCGCGACTCGATCCTGCAAGACCCTAAGAAGCTGGCGGCGATATCTGAACTGTCCGCTGGCCGCGACGGGATCAAGATCAAAACCCATTCGCCGCTTCAGGCAATCCAGCAGCTAGCCAAGCTGCAGGGCTGGGATGTTCACGAGCTTGACCTTGAAGGCAAGCGCCTGGCGAACGAAAAGCTGCGCCGCGAACTGGAAGACCCGAATCTGGGCTTGCCTGAGCCGAAGCAAGTCATTATCGGGGTGGAAGATGCAAGCGACCCTGAAGCTCAATAAGCCGCAGTTCGAATTCATCAGCCACCCTAAGAAGTTCTCAGCGTTCGTTGGCGGCTATCGAAGCGGCAAGACATTTGTAGGCTGCGTGAGGTTGTGTATCAACGCACTGGAGCACCCTGGCATTCCGCAGGGCTACTTCGCGCCGACCTATCCGCAGATCGCTGACATCTTCTACGACACGATACCGGGCGTTGCGGAGGCCTTCGGGCTGTTCGCTGACATCGTGGCGAGCAATAAGCGCGTTCATCTGCGCGACTCGAAAGGCCGCTGCCTGTCAACGATCGTCTGCAAGAGCATGGAGCACCCGCACCGGATCGTGGGCTTCAACATCGCGCACGCACTGGTCGATGAGATCGACTGCATGCCGATCAAGAAGGCTGACAGCGCCTGGAAAAAGATCATCGCCCGTATGTCGACCGTCTGGCCGACGCGCGGAGAGAACACCATCGACGTGACGACCACGCCGGAGGGGTTCAACTGGGTATATCGCAAGTTCGTCAAGGAGCTGGCCGCCAATCCGAGCCAGCGCCCGCTGTACGGCATCGTCCACGCCAGCACGCGGCAGAACGCGAAGAACCTGCCGAAGGACTACATCCCGTCGTTGCGTGAGTCGTACCCGGCCAATCTGGTCGACGCCTACATTGACGGCCAGTTCGTCAACCTGGTGAGCGGATCGGTTTACCCGAACTTCTGCCGGCGGCTGAATCACACCGACGAAACGATTCGCCCGGGTGAAGAGCTGCATGTAGGCATGGACTTCAACATCAATCGGATGGCGGCCTGCGTGTTCGTCATTCGAGACGGCGAGCCGATGCAGCTGGACGAGCTGACAAGCCTGTTCGACACGCCGGCAATGATCGCTGCGCTACTTGAGCGATTCCCAGGCCACAAGATCACGGTTTACCCCGACGCCAGCGGCAAGAACCGCAAGAGCGTCAACGGTAGCGAGTCCGATCACAGCTTGCTCAGGCAGGTTGGCTTCACGGTTCGCGTCAACCCGGCTAACCCGATGGTTCGTGACCGGGTGCTGGCCGTCAACGCCATGTTCCTGAATGGCGAGGGCGTGCGCCGGCTCAAGGTCAACACCGACAAATGCCCGGTCACCACCCAGGTGCTCGAGCAGCAGGCATACAACGAACACGGCGAGCCCAGCAAGGACGGCACGGAAGACCCGGCCGACGCCTTCGGTTACTTCGTCGTCCACCGCTTCCCGATCATCAAACCGGCCAAGCCGCAGACAAAATCACTACGGATGTAAACCCCATGAGCAACGACCCAAGCCAAACAATCCCAGCCGTGGACGCCATGCGCGAGGATTGGGCCATCGTTGCGCCTCTCATGGGCGGCACCAAGGCTATGCGGGCCGCTGGGCGTGCTCTGCTGCCTCAGTACCCGGCCGAAGAGGACGAGACCTACAGGGAGCGCCTGCGCCTCTCCACGCTGCTGCCAGCCTACGCTGAGACGGTCAATAATATGACCTCTCGCGTGTTCGCTGAGCCGCTGCAGTTGGGCGACGATGTGCCTGAGCGCCTGGCTGAGCTTTGCGAGGACATCGACCTTGCCGGCAATGACCTGAACAGCTGGTCGGTCGACCTATTCCGCCATGCGCTGAGCCATGGCCTCTGCCACGTGCTGGTTGAGTACCCGCGCGCCGAAGGTCTCCGCACTCGCGCAGACGAGATCGCTGCAGGGGTTCGCCCTTATGCCGTGCTGATTCGCCCTGAGCAGGTGCTGGGCTGGCGTGTCGAGGGCGGCAAGCTGGCACAGTTCCGCTACATGGAGTCGATCGAGGAGGCGGACGGCGGGTTTGGCGTTAAGTCTGTCGCCCAGGTGCGAGTCCTTGAGCCTGGCATCTGGCGCACCTATCGCAAGGCCGACAATGGCGGCGCATGGGCCCAGCACGACGAGGGAGCTACCAGCCTCGGCTACGTGCCGCTGGTCTCGTTCTACACCGGCCGCACGGGCTTCCTGACAGCAAAGCCGCCACTGCTCGAACTGGCCCACCTCAACGTCAAGCACTGGCAGTCCCAGAGCGATCAGGACAACCTCCTGCACGTCGCCCGGGTGCCGCTACTGTTCACCTTCACCGACGACGAGCAGTTCGAGCTGGTGATCAGCTCAGGTAGCGCGACCCGCATGCCGAAAGACGGCGATGCGAAGTACGTCGAGCACACCGGGGCAGCTATCAACGCTGGCCGGGAGTCGCTGCAAGACCTGATCGAAGAAATGCGGATGGCCGGCGCCAAGCTGCTGCAGAAAGAGAAGCAGCAGACCAAGACGGCGACCCAGGCGAACGAGGAGGCAGCGCAAGAACTGTCACCGCTGGCTCGTATGGCAAGCCAGTTTGCAGATGCAATCGCGCAGATGCTGCAGGTCATGGCCGACTACCTGGCGCTGGGCGATGGCGGCATGGTCGAGATGCGCGGCAACTTCGATCAGGATTGGGCGCCGGAAGTATCGGTGCCCCAGCTGCTGCAGATGGCCAACTCCGGCAAGCTCAGCGATGAAACCCTGTTCGCCGAGATGCAGCGTCGCGGGATCATCAGCGATGAGTACGACTGGCAGGAAGAACTTGAAAGAATCCAGAATCAAGGCCCGGCCCTTGGGGTGATCTGATGGCAACGGCAAACGAGCGGCTGGCGGATCTCGCCATTGCCCACGCTATCGATCTGACACGCTACAGCAACGGCGTTGTGCGGCGCATGATCGGGCTGTTGAATCGGGTAGACGAGGATCTGTTCGCGCAGCTGCTCGTGGCACTGGAGTCGATGACGCCGGAGTCGTTCACGGTGCAGCGGCTGGATTCGCTGCTGTCCAACGTGCAGCGGCTGAACGCTCAAGCCTATCGCCAGATCGGCGTCGAGCTCGACGAGGAGCTGCTGCAGCTTGCGGGATATGAAGGCAGCTATCAGCACAGGGCGCTGCAGAGCGTGTTGCCTGCGCAGGTAGCAGAGCAATTGGCGCTGAACACCATATCGGCCAATCAGGTCTACGCTGCGGCGATGGCCAGGCCGTTTCAGGGCAAGCTGCTGTCTGAGGCTCTGGCCGGCATTGAGGCTGCTCGAGCTGCGCGAATTCGTGATGCAATCCGCATGGGGTTCGTGGAAGGCGAGACGGTCAGCCAGATGGTTCGCCGGCTGCGTGGCACGCGCACCAATCGCTACGCTGACGGACTGCTGGAGATCGACCGGCGCGGCGCTGAGGCGCTTGTGCGTACGGCAGTGAACCACACGGCCAACTACGCGAGGCAGGCGCTGTTCGAGGCCAACGACCACCTGGTCAAGCAGTGGCAGTTCCTCGCGACCCTCGACGGGAGAACCACGATCACGTGCGCCTCTTTGTCCGGCAAGACGTTCGCCATAGGGCAGGGGCCGCAGCCGCCACGCCACTGGAACTGCCGAAGCACGTCCGTTCCCGTGCTCGAATCGGCATGGGCGTCGCTGGGTCTGAGCAAGAGCGACATCGACCCCGGCACCCAGGCGAGCATGGACGGGCAGGTCGCTGCTGACATCAGCTATGGGCAATGGCTCAAGAGCAAGCCGGCGGCTTTCCAGGACGAGGTCCTAGGCCCGGAACGCGGCAAGCTGTTCCGTAGCGGAGGCCTGACCGTGGATCGCTTCACCGACTCAAAGGGCAAGGTCTACACCCTGGACGAACTGCGCAAGCGAGACGCTGCCGCTTTCGAGAAGGCTGGGCTATGATGGCCCAATGACCGGAAAGCCAACCCTTCACGTCATCGATGGCACGGCCAAAGAGGACGACGCCCGCCAGAAGGCCCGCAAGGTGATGCAGAAGCGTCCCCAGGCGGCTCATCTGTTGCGCTGCCATCGGTGCGGCGGCGGCGAGGTGTTCGAGACTAAGGTCGGTGTCGTCTACAAGAACGGCAAGGCCAGCGGCGGCACGAAGCATCACCTTTGCGCGTCGTGCTTCATGAGAGGCGAGAGGGTGGTTTTGGCATGAGTACCGACCCGCGGTCGATCCGGATTGATAGCCTTGGGCTGGGCGCACGAATGGTCAATGCGCTCGCGCAAAACGGATGCCACACGCTAGGCGATGCTGCACGGCTTGGCGTTCGTGGTTTGCTCGGCCCAGGGGTCGGGCCCGAAACATGTCGCCAGCTGCGCCATGTGCTTGAGCGCCACGGCATAGAGCACGACATCCCCCGACGCTTCCGCAAAGATTACGACTACTGAGAGACCCGGCCAAGCGCCGGGTTTTCCATTTCTAGAGCCTCGCCATCGTGCGGGGCTTTTTATTGCCCGCAGTTTCGGATGGGACGGGGCGCCACCGGGCCGGATGGCTCACATCAAGTTGGGCGGATGCCCGGAGATCCACATGAAGTTGAAAATCGACGAAAACGGCAATGCAGTGCTGCAAGACGGCAAGCCGGTATATGTGCACGACGACGGAAAGGAGGTGGCGTTCGACGCGCCTGCAACTGTCGCGACCATTACCCGGCTGAACGCTGAGGCCAGGACCCATCGCGAAGGCAAAGAAGCGGCTGAGAGGCTGCTGAAAGGCTTCGAGGGGATCGAAGACCCGTCCGCAGCCCGCAAGGCGCTGGAGACGCTCGCAAATCTCGATGCAAAAAAACTTGTGGATGCAGGTGAAATCGAGAAGGTGAAGTCGGAAATCAGCAAGGCATTCCAGGCCCAGCTGGACGAAGCCAACACCAAGGCGCAGACCCTAGAGCAGCAACTGTACGGCGAGAAGATCGGCGGCAGCTTCGCTCGCTCCAAGGTCATCGCCGAGAAGCTGGCTGTCCCGGCAGACATGGTGCAAGCCACCTTCGGGAATCGCTTCAAGATCGAGGACGGCAAGGTCGTCGCCTATGACGCCAACGGCAACAAGATTTTCAGCCGTGCGCGCCCGGGTGAGCTGGCTGACTTCGATGAAGCGCTGGAAACCCTCGTCGAGCAGTACCCCTACAAAGACCACATCCTGAAGGGCTCCGGCGCCAATGGCGGCGGCGCTCCGAATGGAAACGGTCAGCCCCCCAAGCCTAAGGGCAATCTCGGCGGCAGCAAAGAAGAGCGCCTGGCCGCGATCAACGCCCAAATCCAGAACGCCTAACGAGGAAAAACGCCCATGGCACTGTCCGATATGAAGGTATTCAACGAGTACCTGAAGCACACCACCATCGAAACCATCGCCCAGATGGTCGAGAAGTTCAACGCCGCGTCGAATGGCGCGATCCGCCTGACCCCGCAGGGCATCGATGGGGACTTCCTGCAGGAATCCCTGTGGGCTGGTCTGCACTCCGCCCAGCGTCGCGTCGACCGCTACGCCACCAACAACGCCCAGTCCGCCACCGCGCTCGCGCAGGTTCAGGCCAACAGCGTCAAGGTTGCCGGCGGCTTCGGCCCGATCCTCTGGGAGCCGTCCCAGCTGTCGTGGATTCAGAAGAACCCGGCCGAGGCGCTGGAGGTCATCTCCCGCAACCTGTCCGAAGCCATCATGGCCGACCAGCTGAATACCGCTATCGCCGCCCTGGTTGCCGCGATCAGCAACGTGGCTGGGGCCACCAACGACGTGTCCGCCACTGCAGGCGTGACCTACGGCGCGATCAACGGTGCTCACGCCAAGTTCGGCGACGCCTCCGGCCTGCTCGTGGCACAGGTAATGACCGGCGAGGTGTTCCACAAGCTGGTCGGCCAAAACCTGGCCAACACGCAGCAGCTGTTCAACAGCCAGTCGGTCAACATCGTGGACATCCTGGGTCGTCCTGTGATCGTCACCGATGCCCCGGCGCTGTACTCGGCCGCTGTGGCTGATCCGGTCGCGCCTGCCAAGCAGAAGGTGCTGTCCCTGGCCGACTCCGCAGCCATCGTCCATGACGGCAGCGACGTGGTCACCAGCGTTCAGACCAGCAACGGCAAGGAGCGCATCGAAACCACGTTCCAAGCCGATTACAGCTTCGGTCTGGGTCTCAAAGGCTACGCATGGGACATCGCCAACGGCGGCAAGTCCCCGACCAACGCCGAGCTGGCGACCGGTTCCAACTGGGACCTGTTCGTCAACAGCGTGAAGTCGAGCGCTGGCGTCATCACCATCGGCGACGCTTCCAAGTAACCGATAGGGGCGGGCTCCGGCTCGCCCCGTTTCGCTGGAGACTGAAATGTCCGAACAGAAGATTAAGTACGAAAAACACCCGGTGTCGCCGGAGCGCAAGGCCGAACTGCGCAGCCAGGGCTTCAAGATCATCGATATCCAGTTCAAGCCTAAAGATGCTGATGGCGAGCCGGAAACAGGTGGCACTGGCCGCAAACCTTCCCATGGCCTTCGCGTCGATGACATCAAGGCCAAGTTGACCGAGAAGGGCATCGCCTTCAACGACGGCGCAGAGCGCGCCGAACTGGCCAAGCTGCTCGATGAAGCTCCTCAGGAATAAGTCATGACCGAGTACATCACCATCGCGCAGGTCGACGGCCTGCTGGGGTCCGACTGGACCACCGAAGACAAGAAGGCCCGCGCGGTGCTGATGGCTAACGCTTGGCTTACGGAGCGGTTGACTGTCGGTTTCTCCGATGTTCCTGATGCAGTCGTACAGGCAGGGGCGGAAATCGCGCAGCTTGCGGCGTCTGGCGGGCTCTACGGAGCTCAGGAGCGCGAGGTCGTCAGCACAAGCGTGACCGCTGGCCCGGTCCAGTCTAGCAAGACGTTCCGCGAGGGCAGCAAGGCGCTGTCCGCCGCCGAGTCGTTCGCACTGGCACTCATTAAGCCCTGGTCGAACAAGGGTCAGGTCAGGCTTGTGAGGGGCTGATATGTCACTGCGCGACGAGATTCTACAAGGCGCTGCCGAAGCGCTGGCAGTCGTCGAGGAGATCGGCGAAACGATCACGCTGAACCTCGAGCAGGTCGGCGGCTACGACCCGGTGACGGGCGAAACGACGCCAAGCCAGACGCTAACGCAGACCACGAAGGCCATCCTCGACAACTACAGCCTGCAGTCATCTGGCACGCAGTACGTCGATGGCTCGATGATCAAGCGCGACGACAAGAAGATATTCTTTGGCGCCGCCGGCCTCGAATGGCCTCCAACTCTCGAGACGACGATCACCGCAGCCGGCCAGGTATGGACGGTAGTTGCCGTCTCAACGCTCAATCCGACCGGTGAAGTGCTGGCCTATGAGGTCCAAGGGAGGCGCTGATGTCGTTTTCCGAAGACATCCGCAGGTTTACCGCTAAAGCTGCGGAGGCGCACGACAAAATCGCCCGTACTGCAGCGCTTGAGTTGTTCTCTAGCGTGATCCGCTCGACTCCGGTCGATACCGGGCGGGCTCGCGGAAACTGGCAGACCTCGGTCGGCCAGCCAACGCCAAACGAGATCGACCGAGACGACAAGAGTGGCGCGCAGGCGCTGACAGAGGTGCAGGCTAAAACGCCAGAGGGCGCAGGACAGGAAGTGTTCCTGACCAACAACCTGCCGTACGTCTACTCGCTTGAATACGGCAGCAGCACCCAGGCCCCCGCCGGGATGGTCAGGATCAACTTCGCCAGAGTGCAGAAGATGGTCGCCGTGGCCGTTGCCAAGAACAAGGTGTGACCATGTCTCAAAAGCTGATTCGCTCGCTGCTGCAAGGCAGGCTGAACGCCTTTGCCGCGGCACGCACGTTGCCGGTTGCGTGGGAGAACGTGGGGCTAGATCCGAAGCCTAGTAAGTACCTGCGATTCAACCTGCTCAAGGCGCCGACCGTTAGCGCAGACCTGGCTGGGGCGCACCGCGAGTACAGCGGCGTGTGCCAGATCTCCGTGTTCACGCCGAAAGGCAAAGGGCCGACAGATGCGGAAACGCTGGCCGCTGACCTCGCCGAGCTGTTCCCGCTGAACGATCGCCTCACGTCTGGCGGCTTCGTCATGCAGATCACGAGCCCCTGCAGTGAAGGGCCGGCAATCACTGGCGACCTTCATTTCATGGTTCCGGTGAGCTTCACTTACCGAGCCGACACGATTTAACCGCCCGTTGGGCAATCCAGAGCCGCCGCAAGGCGGTTTTTTTATACCCAGAGGAAAAACCCATGAGTGTGAGCCTACCCAACGGCGCCGTAGTATCCATCGCTTCCGCGTATGCCGCGCCGATCACAATCACCGCCGTATCGAACGCCAACCCGGCCGTTGCTTCAGCAGTCGGTCATGGTCTCGCCAATGGCGATATCGTCGAAGTCACCTCCGGCTGGTCGCGCCTGAACAGTCGCATCGCCCGCGTCGCCGGCGTTACTGCCGATACCTTCCAGCTCGAGGGCATCAATACCACTTCGACCAACCTCTATCCGGCTGGCGGCGGCGCTGGATCGGTGCGCAAGGTCAGCACATGGCAACAGATCACCCAGGTTCTGGAGTTCACCACTTCTGGCGGTGAGCAGCAGTTCGTCACCTACTCGTTCCTTGAGGAGGATGTCGAGCACCAGATTCCGACCGTCAAGAGCGCATCCAGCTTCCAGATGACCATCGGCGACGATGCCGAGTTGCCCTGGTACAGCATCCTGTCCGACGCCAATGACGACCGCATCCCGCGCGCTGTATCGGTCGTGCTGCCGTCCGGCTCCGCGATCTTCTACAACGGCTACGTGACCCTCAACAAGACCCCGACGCTCACCAAAAACGAACTGATGGGCCTGCAGAGCACCGTGTCGCTCACTTCCGAGCCAATGCGCTACGCAGCGTAATGCAGCAAGGCCCGTCACTCGGCGGGCCTACCAATTCCAGATAGGGACGATCCATGAGCGTGAAATTCACCCTGACCCCGAACCCTACCTTCAAGGCGCCGGTAGAAATCCCGCTGCCCGATGGGCAGGTTGCCAAGCCGGTGATGGAGTTTAAGCACCGCGACAAGGACAGCCTCGACGCCCTGGTCAAGAACAAGAGCATCAAGGACCCCGCATTGCTAGGCGAAATACTGGCAGGCTGGGACCTCGACGAAGAGTTCAGCCCGGCCAGTATTGAGCTGCTGTGCAAGAACTACGTGATGGCGCCGAAAGCCATCCTTACCGCCTACATCAACGCGCTGGTGGACGGTCGCCGGGGAAACTAGAGGGGGCTGTCGAGCGGCTGTATCGGAAGGGCGCCGACCCTGAAGAGATGGCGCGGTTCGGCCTGCGCCCCGAAGACTACCCGGAAGAAGAGTTCGGCATCTGGCCTGAAAACTGGCAGGTTTTCGATATCTTCCTGTCGATGCAGACCCAATGGCGCATGGGAGTCAAAGGGCCGACAGGCTTGGACTATGCCGCGCTAGAGTCGCTGTTCCGCATGAATGGCATCAGGCGCAGTCAGCAACGCGACCACTTGGAAGCGATGCAGATCATGGAGCGCGCCGCGCTAAAGGCTATGGCTGAGAATCGGTGATAATCTGGCCCTTTCGAACAGGGAGGGGAACCATGCGCAAGATTCTCATCACCGCGGCGCTGATCCTGGCCGCCGGCTGTGCATCACACGGCAGGCCGATTACCCAGGCGCAGATTGATCAGATCGAAGAGGGTAAGACGACCAAGCAGGAGTTGCTGGCCAGCTTCGGCAAACCGGTCGTCACGTCTCGCAACTCGGACGGCACGGAGATCATCGGCTGGGCCTATGCCAAGGTTGGGTTCGCCGGTTCCAGCTACCAGAACCAATCGATCACAGTAACGCTAGACCCTCAAGGCAAGGTTTTGAGGTACACGACCAGCGAGGTCGGCGATCCGCGCCGATAGCCGCAGAGCATCACAAGAGCCCGCCTAGTGCGGGCTTTTTCATGGCCGGAGAAAAGCATGACCGAATACGCCCGCCTTGTCCTGAGCGTGGACAGCACAAGCGGCCTGAAGGCTGCAAGCGATCTGGATCGCCTGGAAGCTGCCTCCCGCAAGGCTGAAGGTGGATTCGACCAGCTGGAGCGCCAGACGCGCCGCAATGCCATTGCTACCGGGCAACTGAAGACGGCCGTGGCTGCGCTTGGGACAACCCTTGCCGCTGCTGTTTCGGTATCTGCGCTGCGTTCTGCTGCCGGCCTGGTGCAGACCTACCAGGAGATGGCCGAGCGCGTGCAGATGGCCACAAGCAGCCAGGCCGAGTTCGAGCTTGTGCAGCGCCGCCTATTGGCCACCGCAAACGGCACTTACCGCTCGTTGTCCGAAGCCCAGGAGCTGTACATCCGCACCGCTGACAGCCTGCGGAGCATGGGCTACTCGACTCAACAGGCTCTGGACGTGACGGACTCCATGTCCTATGCGTTCGTGAAGAACGCCACCAGCGCAGAGCGTGCCGAGACTGCAATCAGCGCTTTCTCCAAGTCGATGAACGCCGGCCGGGTTGCGGCTGATCAGTGGGAAACCATCACTACTGCGCTGCCATCAGTCATCAATGACATTGCCGCGGCAACCGGCCGATCGGCAGCCGAGATTCGCGCAATGGGCGCCGCCGGGAAACTCTCTGCGCGTGATCTGTCTGAAGGCCTGCGCAAGTCGCTGGACGAGAACGCCAAGGCAGCCGCCAGCATGGCGAACAATCTGACCGATGCAGGTGTTCGCGCCAAGACGGCGACAACCGCGATTCTCGTCGCATTCGAGAACCAGAGTGGGGCCATTCAGAGCGTCACCAACAGCATCATCTCGGCCGCTGACTCAGTACTCGCGTTCAGCGAAGACACAGAGGCCATGAAGGGTGCGCTGGACGGCATCAGCACTGCAGCGGAGTATCTCGCCGTGGCAGTTGGCGCGCGGCTGGTCACGGCCATGCTCGCCTACACCGCTACCCAAGGCCAGGCAGTCACCGCAACGGTCATTCGCATCGCCAAAGAGCGAGAGGCGCTGGCTGTTTCGGCTGCGAGGGCTGCCGCTGAGCGTCAGTCGGCTATGGCGGCTCTTGCCGTAGCCAAAGCTGAGTTCGAGGCCGCCAAGGGCACCAACGCGCACGCGATCGCAGCCCGCAACCTGTCGGCCGCGCAAGCCGTTGCCCTTCAGGCGGCAGCGAACCAGGCTGCAGCACAGAACGCGCTCAACAGCGCAATGCGTGTCGGCACGGTCGTTGCCGGCGGGCTGCGCAGTGCCATGGCTTTGCTTGGCGGGCCGGCCGGCGTGGTCTTGCTTGCCGCCGGGGCGCTCTACACCTTCGCTAGCAACGCACGAGACGCCAAGCAGCCGGTCGACCTGCTTACCGAGTCGGTCAATGACCTCGGCGATGCAACCCTGCGGGCTCTGCGCGCGGATCTGCTGACCAAGATCGAAACCGAGTCCAGCGGCGCTGCCGGCGAACTGACCGCGCTTAATGCTCGCGTCGAGACGCTGAAAGGCAACCTTGAGCGCTACCCAGGCAGCGCCAAGGCCCAAGAGTGGCGTGAAGAACTGGAGCGCACGGCAGAGAAGGCACTGATCGCTGATGAGGCGCTGGAGAAGTACCGCAAGCGCCTGAAGGCGGTCGATGAGGAGATCGCGAAGCGCAGCAAGGCGCCCGAACTGAGCGACCCGGAAGAGCCTACGACCAGCGCTGAAGGGCAGAAAGCAATTGCCCGCATGCGCGAGCAGCTGGACCTGGCAAAGCTGCGAGGTGAAGCGCGCGCTCGCCTGGCGGCCATTCAGTCGCTCGGTGCAGAGGCCACCAAGGAGGAGCGGGAAGAGGCCGAACAGCTGGCCACACAGCTCTACCGGCTGGAAGAAGCAGAGCGGGCACGCGGAAAGACTTCGGAAAAGAACCTGAAGCAGCAGGTTTCAGCGCTTGAGCTACAGGCGCAGATGCTCGGCATGAGTGCGACTGAGGCGACACTGTACAAGCTCGCCATGGATGGCGCGTCAGAGTCGCAGCTCTCAAGCGCGCGCAACGCTTTGCAGGCTGTAGAGGCATACGAGAAGCAAGCCGAAGCGATCCGCCAAGTCAACGAGGCCGAAGAAAACACCAATCGGGAAGCTGTCTCGATCATCGATGCACTGATGACCGAAGAGGAGGCAATACAGCAGTCCTACGAGCGCCGTCGCCAAATCATCATGGACGCAACGCTGCTTACGGCAGAAGAACGAAACGAGGCGATGATCCGGCTTGAGCAAGAGCGCGACGAACAACTGCTGGAGCTGAACGGCAGCTTCTGGGAGCAGTACCTAGCGGCGGCAGAGAAGAACCTGACGAACTTCGACGAGCTGGCGGGGAACATGTTGGAAAATTTCAGCAGCCGTTTCGGCGACGCGTTTGAGTCTATGGTCTTTGACGCGCAGACTCTTGGCGATGCCGTGGCCGGCCTGGCCGAGGGCATGGCTAGATCAATAGTCAATGCGCTTGGTGAGATGGCTGCTCAGTGGCTGGCGTATCAGGCTGTGCAGATGGTCGTTGGTAAAACAACTCAGGCAAGCGCAGCCACGGCAATGACGTTCAACGCAATGGCTGCTCAGCAGCTTGCCGCCATCAATGCATATGCGAGCGCCGCGGCTATCCCATACACGGGTTACGCTATGGCGCCCGCCGCAGCGGCCGCTGCGATTGCTGCGACATCACCGATGGTTGGAGCCGTTTCGACATTGGCAATGGCCGGCATGGCCCACGACGGCATCGACAACATCCCGAAGGAAGGCACGTGGCTACTCGACAAGGGTGAGCGGGTCGTCGATCGGCGCACCAACGCAGACCTCAAGGACTACCTGTCCAGCAAGGGAGGCGGCGGAAGTACTCCTCAAATCACAATCAATGCGCCTGTGACAGTCCAGGCCCAGCCAGGCATGTCACAACAAGATGCCCAGCGGCAGGGCGGCCAGATGGCCCGAGCGTTCCGAGACGGAGTGGTCGACGTACTTCGTCGCGAAATGGGGCAGGGCGGCGTGCTCTACAGGAGGGAGTAATGGAAGAGTTCGTTTGGCATGTGCACCTAGGTACGGCGGGCGAGGTTTCTCAGCACGCCTGGGAAAACGATTTCGGTGATGGCTACTCCCAGGGCGGCGGTATCGGGATCAACGGGCGGTCTGAGTCGTGGGCGGTGTCGATGGCCGGTCAGCTTGAAGAGGGCGAGGAGCTGGCTGCGGTGCGCGCCTTCCTTGATCGCCATGAGGGCTACAAACCGTTCCTCTGGCGGTCGCCATCCGGGGTGCTCGGCCACTGGCGCGCCAAGGGCTATTCGCTTGACCCGCGTGGCGCCGGCATCTTCTCGCTGACCGCCACCTTCAAACAGCATTTCTGGCCTTGAGCCTTCTTGCAGATCACCCGCCCCGCTGATGCGGGGCTTTTTGTTTCTGAGGATCTATGAGCTACAGCACAGACATTCAGCGCCTGTCGCCGGGCAACCTGGTGCGCCTGTACGAACTGGACGCGACGCGGCTTGGCGGTAACGTATGGCGCTTCCACGGCCATGCGGGGGATAGCCCCGGCATGCCCGACGGCACTGTCGTCTGGCAGGGGCAGGCGTACAGCCGTATTCAGATCACCGCATCCGGCTTCGACATTCGCGGGGACGGCCGGGCCGCGTCGCCCACGCTGCAGCTCGCCAACGAGCTTGGCGGTGTGCGCGGCGCTATCTCGGCTATCTGCCTGCAGCTCAAGGACCTCGCCGGCGCCAAGCTGCGGGTGATCGAGACCTTCCGGCACTTCCTCGATGCGGTGAACTTCCCTGAGGGCAACCCGGAAGCGAGCGACGAGTGCCGCATCAACGCCTGGTACATCGAGCAGAAGACCGAAGAAGACCGCTCACAGGTCACCTTCGAGCTTTCCAGCCCCATTGACCTGGGTGGCCAGCAGCTGCCTTCGCAGCAGATCACCAAACTATGCCGCTGGGCCTGCCGCGGGCAGTACCGCGGCGAGGCCTGCGCCTACACGGGTACGGCCATGTTCACCAAAAAGGACGGGCCCACCGACAACCCGGCGCTCGACCGCTGCCGGGGTAGTTGGGGCAGTTGCAAGAAGCGGGGCAACACGCGCCGCTTCGGCGGCTCGCTGGGTGCCAGCTTGATCGTCACGTCGAGGTAGCCATGCGCATCAACAAGCAGTTGCTGGGCGCCATTCGCGCCCACGCCGAACAGCAGTACCCAGCCGAGGCCTGCGGGCTATTGGTCCGCACCGCGGCGGGTCGAGAGTACGTGCCCTGCGCCAATGTGGCGGCCACGCCACGCGAGCACTTCGTGATCGACAAGCATGACCAGACGGACGCTGAAGACCGTGGCGAGATCCTGGCTTATATCCACAGCCACCCGGATGCAGCGCCCACGCCGAGCATGGCCGACCGGGTGAGTTGCGAGCTGCACGAGTTGCCCTGGGGCATCGTGGGCTGGCCGGGTGGCGATATGGAGTGGATCAAGCCCAGCGGCTACCAGGCGCCGCTGCTGGGCCGAGCGTTCGTGCATGGCCTGCTGGATTGCTGGTCGGCCTGCCGCGACTGGTACGAGCGGGAGGCGGGCATCAACCTGCCGAACTTCGAGCGCCGCGACCTGTGGTGGGAAGATGCCGCCGGGCCAAGCCACTACGAGGAGAAGTTCGCCGGTTGCGGCTTTTACCAGGTGGATACCCCGCAGCGTGGTGACATCCTGATATTCATGGTGCCGTCGCCCGGACGGCCGTGCTACCACCCCAACCACGCGGCGATCTACCTGGGCACTGACCCGGCGATTCATAGCGAGCCCGCTGCGGGGCTGGCCGGTGCTGGGCCGTTCATCTTCCACCACATGGCCGGCCGCGCCTCAGTGCGTGAGGTGTACGGCTGGTCCATGGCCAACCGCTGCCGGCTGATTCTGCGGCACAAGGATTACCGACCATGACCATGCGCACCATCAAGCTGTACGGCGTGTTGCGCGCCCGATTTGGCCGCGAATACCGGCTGGACGTACACAGCGTGGGCGACGCGATCAGCGCGCTGTGCAACATGCTGCCGGGCTTCGAGCAGTTCATGCGTAGTGCCGATGAGCGCGGCCTGACCTTTGCGGTGTTCTGCGGCAAACGCAACATCGCCGAAGCGGATCTCGGCCTGCGCGGCAGCGACACCAGCGACATCCGCATCGCGCCCATCATCCAGGGCAGCAAGAACGGCGGCGTGTTCCAGACCATTCTCGGCATCGTGATTATTGCCGTGGCCTGGTGGAACCCCATGGGCTGGGGTGCCGGTGCGACCCTGCTGATGGCGGGTGGTGCGGGCATCGCCGCCGGTGGCGTAGCGCAGATGCTGGTGCAGACGCCTGGTGTATCGACGGCGGCCAAGAATGAAGACGGCAATAACCCCAGCTACGGCTTTGGTGGCGCGGTAACCACCGTGGCCCAAGGCAACCCCTGGCCAGTGCTGTACGGCGAGCGTGAAATCGGCGGCGCCGTCGATTCCGGCGGGGTGTACACCGAAGACCAGCTTTGACCGGATGAACCATGAGCCCCGCCCTGTGCGGGGCTTTCTGTTTTGGAGAGCGACATGGGTGCAGCGAAGAACCTACCGGCCAGCGTGCAGGGCAGCAAGGGCGGCAGCAAGAAGCCGAAGTCACCGACTATCGCCAGCAACAGCACCCCATCGCTGTCGACGGTCAAGATCGTGTACCTGTGGAGCTGGGGGCCTATCGAGGGGCCTGTAGGTGGCCTGCGCGCGATCAAGCTCGACGGCACGCCTATCGTTGCCGAGAACGGCACCGTCAACTATCCCGGCGTGAAGTGGCAGTTCCGCAACGGTGAGCTGAACCAGGACCGCCTCGAAGGTCTTGCCGAGTCGAGCAACGAGATCGCCGTGGGGCAAACGCTACTCAGCACCGCGCCCTACCTGTACTCGGTGAATACGCCCATCGTCGACGCCGTGCGCGTGCGGCTGTCGTGGCCGCAGCTGCAGGCCCAGGACTCGAACGGCAACGTGGGCGGCGTGCGCATCGACTACGCCATCGACGTGGCCACCGACGGCGGCCCGTTCGTGACAGCCCTGCAGGATTCGGTGAACCGTAAGAACGTCACCACCTACTACCGCAGCCACCGTATCGACCTGCCCGCGGGCAGCCGTTGGACGGTCCGCGTGCGCCGCATCACGCCTGAAGCCAACAGTTCGACTGTGCAGGATGGTATGGTGGTCACGGCCATCGCCGAGGTGATCGACAGCGACCTGGAATACCCGCTCACCGCCGTCGGCCTGCTCGAGTATGACGCCCAGCTGTTCGACGGCAACTTCGCCAAGGTGGCAGCCCGTATGCGTGGGCGCATCGTGCGCGTGCCGGCCAACTACGACCCGGAAACCCGCACCTACGCCACCGTCGGCGCCGGCACCACCAATGGCGTGTGGGACGGCACGTTCAAAGAGGCGTACACCAACAATCCAGCATGGGTGTATTACGACCTGGTGCTGAACCCATACTTCGGTCTGGGGGATCGCATCGACGCCACCATGGTCGACAAGTGGGCGCTGTACCGGGTCGCGCAGTACTGCGACCAGCCGGTCGACGACGGCGCCGGTGGCAAGGAACCGCGCTTCACTTGCAACGTGTACTTGCAAAAGCAGGCCGACGCTTACGCCGTGCTGCAGGACGTGGCCAGCATCTTTCGCGGCATGAGCTACTGGGACGGCAGCCAGGTGGTAGTGACGGCGGACATGCCGTCCGATCCGGTATTCAGCTACAGCCCCTCGCAGATCCTCAACGACGGCGCCGTGAAGTATGCCGGCACCCGTGCGCGCGATCGCCACTCGCTGGCGATCGTCTCGTGGGACAACCCGGCGCTGGGATTCGAGACCGACAAAGAGCCCGTCTTTGACGAAGACGCCATTGGCGAGCTGGGCGTGCGTGAGCTGAATGTGGCGGCGTTCGGCTGCACTAGCCTCGGCCAGGCGCAGCGCGCCGGCAACTGGGCGCTGCTGTCCGAGCAGCTACAAACGCGCAGTGCTGTGCTGCAGGTGGGGCTCGATGGTGGCGTGCCGAAGCCCGGCCAGATCATCGCCCTGGCTGACCCGATGCTGGCCGGCCGTGCCAACGGCGGGCGGATCAGTGCCGTGAATGGGCGCGCAATCACTCTGGATCGTGACGTCGAGGTGCCGGCCGGAGCTCGGCTGTTCCTCAACCTGCCCAGCGGGCGCAGTGAGGCGCGCGCGGTGCGCTCGGTTGCCGGGCGCGTGGTCACGGTAGTGGCTGACTTCAGCGAGACGCCTGTGCCGGAACTGGGCTGGGCGCTGGACTTCGACGACCTGGCTGTCATGCAGTTCTACGTGAAGAACGTGAGCCGACCGGAATGGCACATGTACGAACTGGAGGTGATGCAGCACCAGCCAGCCAAGTATGCGGCCATCGACAGCGGCGCCGTCATCGACGACAGGCCGATCAGCGTGCTGCCGCCGGGCGTGCAGGAAGCCCCGGCGCGCGTGCTGCTCAGCCAGCACGTGGTGATCGAGCAGGGCATCGCGGTCACCGTGATGACCATTGGCTGGGATATGGCACCCGGCGCTGTGGCCTATGACGTCGAGTGGCGCTGGGGCTCCAATGAGTGGGTGAAGCTGCCCCGTACCGGCGAACTGACTGCAGACGTACGCGGTATTTACAGCGGCCAGTACCTGGCCCGCGTGCGAGCCGTGAGCGCAATGGACGTCGCCTCGCTGCCGACCACCTCGCAGCTGACCAACCTGGAAGGCAAGACCGGCGCACCGCCGGTGCTGGCCTCGCTGACCACGTCGCCGCTGGTGTTCGGCATCCGTATCGATTGGAGCTTTCCGCGTGGCGTGGAAGATACCCAGCGCACGGAGTTCGAGTACGCCAACAATGCCACCGGCCAGAACGCGATGAAGCTGGGCGATTTCGCCTACCCAGCAAACACCCACACCATGACCGGCCTCGCCGCCGGCGTGACGTTCTGGTTCCGGGCTCGCCTTGTCGACCGTACCGGAAACATTGGGCCGTGGTCCGGCTGGGTGATGGGGCAGAGCAGCGCCGACGCCTCGGTGATCCTCGAGTACATCACCGGTCAGATCACCGAAACCCAGCTCGGCCAGAACCTGCTCGACCGAATCGACCTGATCGACGGCGACGGCCCTGGCTCGGTCAACGAACGCATCCAGGATGCCGTATCGCAGGCCGTCGACGCGCTGGCCTACGACCCCAATCAGGCCTACGCGCAAGGTGAAGCTGTTCGCGGTGGCCCCAACGGCCGGAGGCTGTACCAGGCGCTGGTCGACGTACCGGCAGCGTCGGACGGAAGCAACGCGCCGCCGAACGACAATCTCTGGATGGACGTCGGTCAGGTCGTCGAAACCGCCAATGGTCTAGCGGTTCAGGTCGCGGAGAACACGGCTGGCATAAGCGTGCTCGACGGGATCGTGACAGCGACGGCGTCTAGCCTGGCCGTGTTGCAGGCTGCCTACCGGGACGATGACGGGGAAGGCGAGCTCGCGGACGCCCTGAAAGGCTGGGATTCGGCAGCGCGCATTACTCAGGTTGCCCGGACGGTGGCAACCGAGAACATGGCCATGGCCGAACAGATCAATCAGCTCGATGCGGCCGTGGGCGACACCTCGGCAGTGGTTCAGCAGACCTCGCAAGCGCTGGTTGATCTCGAAGGCAAGGCTTCGGCGCTCACTACGATCAAGACGCAGACGACGGTCGACGGGCGCACCGTCATGGCCGGCCTGGCAATCGGTGTCGAGGGTGAGGAGCAGGAGGCACAGATTCTCGCCTTCGCCCAGCGGTTCGCCATTCTGGATGAGTCGAGCGGGGAGCTGATCACGCCGTTCGTGGTTCAAGGCGGGCAGATATTCGCGAACTCCGCGGTATTCAACCAAGCCGACATCGTGAACCTGATCGTGACCGGAGAGCTGCGGTCGTCGGATTACGTCGAGGGGCAGCAGGGCATTCGCATCAACTTCGTGACCAATGAGTTCGAGGTGAATGGGTCGGTGCCGGGCGAGGGGAGGATCACGATCAACAACAAGGTCATCACGGCTTATCACCCCAATGGGGTTAAGGGCCTCGAATTCGGCATCGGGGGCTGATGATGGGAGTGATCTATCGGTCCTACGACGAAGAGGGAAGGCTGCTGCTGAGAGAGACAGGTAGCGTGAGCAAGGTGCTCGGCAAGTTCGCTATTCCGCCCCAGAGCAGCGGCAGCCTTACGGTAACGATCGACCTGCCGGGCACCGTGTTTTTCGTGATCGTCCCGGTACCGAATCCCGGCGGAACATTTCTCGGCAGTCGTCCGGTCGTGGTGTACGACGGCAACGGAGTATTCAGTTGGATATTCGCAGGGACCGGGGGCTGGACCGGGGGCAGCTATGAAGTCCATTACGGAGTGTATTGATGGGATTCTTCAGAACGTGGGACGAGACGGGGAAGAATCTCGTTGACTCTGACTATGTGACGTTCGGGCTCATCAAGTCCGGGTATATGACGTATCTGACGTCTGTAGAGCGGATGCAGCGCATATATCAGAATAACAACGACTACTACCCGACCGGAGTATTTGACAGCATCCATGGATTTTCTGTTACAGCAGAAGCGCCGATTGTCTTTGTTTCTGGAAGGGCAATACTTCAACAAATAATTCGCACCGGTAACACATTCACGTACTGGTACGCCCATGCTTCACCTTCGGCTAGATACTATGTGTTCGATCCGATGCGGGACATGGGGCCAGGGTCTGCGAAGATGCGTCTGTGGGACGACGTCGGGGTATGCACGTTGGACACGGCGATGCCATTTATGGATATCGAGGGGTCACGAACGGCAACGCTCCCAAGCAAAGTAAACGGAGTACCGGACGGATGGAGGGGATACGCGGGAGGAACCACTGCTCTACTGCCGAACTCTTCCTTGCTGGACTTATTGTCCATTCCTGTCGGCGGGGATTGCGCTGTAAGCAATCAGTGGTCTAGGGCGATGTTCCATACCGCAGGTAATCCAACGGTCCAAATATCCGCAAAAGAAGGTGCATATGGCGAGGGAGGCAATCTGGTTTTCGCGATGGCTACCGAAGCAGGTTGCCATATAAACCCGTTCCATAAAGCGTACTTTACCTGGACGTTCTTCGATATACCCACCGCGAGACTGCCAAGCGCGAGTTACATCGACGCATCCACGCTCCCGCTACCGTTTGGATGAAGTCTGACGTAGCGCGAAGAAGATAAACACCAGAGCCCGCCCCGAGCGGGCTTTTTACGCCCGGAGAAAAGCATGCCCTGGTACTCAACAGGAACAGTGGCCGTTACGGCCAATAGCGCAACGGTCACTGGTACCGGCACGGCCTTTTCGGCCAATGCCCGTGTCGGCGACGCCTTTCGCGGCCCGGACGGCCGCTGGTACGAGATCACCAATATCGCCAGCGCGACCGTCCTGTCGATTCGCCCGAACTATCAAGGGACGACAGCGAGCGGACAGGCTTACGCTATCGCGCCAATGCAGGGGTACGTGAAGGAAAGCGCTGATCGATTGCGGCAACTCACTGACCTGATCGGCGGCAGTCCGTGGCTGCAGGCGACCACGCCTGAGGAGGCGCGAGAATCGTTGGGCGCCACTGAGATCGGTTCTGCGATATTCACGGCAATCAGCCAACAGGCGGCGCGAGAAGCCATTGGGGCAGAAGATGCGTCACGCCTGACGGTCGGTTTGCTCGACGCGGCTCGCGTGCCGGCAACATTGGCAGCAGATAAGGCATTCCGAAGAGGAAACATCCTCGGCACTGTCTCGCAGTCCGCCGGCTTGCCCACTGGCGCGATCATCGAGCGCGGCAGCAATGCCAATGGGGAGTACGTGCGGTTTGCGGATGGGACGCAGATTTGCCTAAAGAAGATACCCGCCAATGTGGCCATTAGCACCGCTGGATCGAGCTTATATTGGACTGGGGAGCCCATACCGGGCGGGCAGTTCGCCGCGTCGTTTACCGAGGAGCCCAGCGTAACCATGTTCGTAACAGGTAATTTTCCCTCAATGTTACAGGGTGGGGAGGGGCTGACAGCGACAGCATTTGGCATTTTTTATCAATACTCAGACGCTATGCGGCCATTATCAAGCTACATCTATCATCTGCGTGCCGAAGGGCGCTGGTACTAAGGGACCCATATGCACATTACGCTTTCCCCCGTCCGCCTGGACGAAACCCTAACCGCCACCCGCGCAGGCGACGTGCTGACCCTCAACGGAGAGCCATTCGATTTCACCCAGCTGCCGGAAGGCGCCACGTTGCCCGCCGAGGCCATCGCATCCGACTGGATCATCGGCCCCGTCTCGCGCATCAACGGCGAGTTGCATTTGACCCTGCGCCTGCCGCACGGGGCGAACCCATCCCGTGCGGTGGCCTTTCCTGAGCCGATCCACGTAACCGAAGACGGCCCGATTCCGCTGCCGTTCGATCCCGAACCGGAGAACGTAGAGGTGCTTTCAGAATGAACATCGACTATTCGCAACTGATCACCGCCGAGCAGAAGGCCGAACAGGCGAGGCAGGCCCTCGTCTCATCCATCGCCGCGCGCCGCTGGCAAGCCGAGACGGGCGGCATTGATGTGGCCGGCATGCACATTGATACGGACGACCGCAGCAAAGCACTCATCACCGGATCGGCGATCAAAGCAATGCGCAGCGATGCTTACACGCTTAACTGGAAGACCCCCGAGGGTTTCATCCAGATTCCCGCCGAGCAAGTGCTGGCCATGGCAGATGCGGTTAGCGATCACGTTCAGGCGTGCTTTAACCGCGAAGCTGATCTCTTGGCAGCGCTAGAGGCCGGCACGCTCACCGAGGCGATGCTAGAGGAGGGCTGGCCGAATGAACCGGTTCCCGAATCCACTCCAAGCTGAGCTGCAGCCCGACCGCAAAACATGGCGCCTTCTGGCGCCTTTTTCGTATCTGGACCCTGACCACGGGCTGGTCGAAGTTCCGGCCGGCTTCGAGACCGACTTCGCCTCGGTGCCGCGCTGGCCGCTCACGTTCGCACTACTGGGGCAGTACGGCCACGCGGCGGCGGTACTGCACGACTGGCTTTATTCGACCGGCCAGCTATCCCGCGCCGACGCTGATCGGGTGTTCCTCAATGCCCTGCGATCGTCGGGCATCGCTCGATGGCGTGCATACGCAATGTGGGCTGGCGTTCGGATAGGCGGCGCTAAACGATACAAGACCCCGTCAAGCGCGGGGTTTTCTTTGCCTGGAGAAACCCATGACCCTCTCTGAAATCCGAGAGCGAGCCATAGCGCCCGCTCTTGCGCTGCTGCCTGCTCGCATGTCGAGCTCTCAGGCTGAAATCATGCTGCTCGCCATTGGCCTGCAGGAAAGCAACCTGACTCATCGCCGGCAGATCGGCGGGCCTGCTCGGGGCCTTTGGCAGTTCGAGCGCGGCGGTGGTGTGGCCGGAGTGCTGCGCCATGCTGCGAGCCGCGATTACGCTCTGCTGGCCTGCGATATCCGTGGCGTACAGCCGGTGGCGGAGCAGGTCTACCAGCAGCTCGAGCATGACGATGTGCTGGCCGCTGCCTTTGCCCGGCTGCTGCTCTGGACAGATCCGCACGCGCTGCCCGCTGAACATGATGTGGCCGGCGCCTGGGACCTGTACCTGCGCACCTGGCGCCCGGGCAAGCCGCACCGGCACACCTGGGACAAGCACTATGCTCGGGCAGTGCGTGAGGTGGTGCGGTGACCGCCTGGCTGAAGCTGGTCCCGTCCGCGGCGTGGTGGCTGCTGGCCCTGGTGGTTGTCGCCGGCGCGCAGCAGTTGCGGGTCTCTGGCTTGCAGAGTGAATTGAAGACCGAGCGCGCGGCCTCGACAGATACCTTCGGGAAGCTCTCGGCCTGCCGGGAGACGCGGGAGAGCCTGCTGGTGCAGGTAAGCGAGCAGAACGCGGCGCTCGCCGATCTGCGCGCCCTGGCCGATCAGCGGCAGGAGGCGGCGAAGCAAGCCCAGGCCGGCGCCCGCGAGGAAGCACAGCAGGATTACCAGGCCGCGAACCGGCTGCAGCAGGAAAGGACCGGTGGCGATGCATGCACTGCTGCGGAGTCGATCATCGATACGGAGATGGGGCTATGAAGCGGATGGCGCTGGTGGGAGTGGTCGTTGCGCTGGCGGGATGCGCTGGCCAGGCCGTTGAGCCTGAGCCGCGCATTGTGCGCGTAGAGGTGCCGGTGGCGGTTCCGTGCCGGACTGATGAGGTGGCAGTGCCGCCGTGGGCTGCGGAAGGGCTGCGGAAGAGCGACAGCTTGGAGCTGAAGGTCAGGGCGCTGCTGGCGGAGCGGCGCCAGAGGATCGGATATGAGCGAGAACTGCTGGCGGCGAATGAGGCCTGCCGCTAACTCCTCCACCTAAACCGCTCCGGCGTCTCGCGCACGAACCCCAAGCCGCCACACTCGGCGCAATCCTCTCGCTTGCTGAACGAGTCATCGCAGGCGGGGCAGGTCATAAAGATCGACACGCTGGCTCGCGTTGAGAGTGCTGCACGCCGCCCCGTGTCGCCTTCTTCCTTGGCCAGCTGGATTGCATCGAGGGCGGCCCGGTACAGGTCCGGGTCGTCGATGGCGCGCAATTCTATGCCTCGAATCATCCGCGACACCTCGACCAGTTCATACTCGCCGGTCGGTGTGATGCAACGCTTCCCATCTATGCGTCCGATCGATTCCTCGCTTCGATTGAGCAGCTCCAGGCCAATGTCCGTGTGCGTCACCCTCGCGTCTATGTGGGAGGCGTTCAAGCGCTCCCCGGGCGGTGCCCAGTTAAAGGCGGTGCCCGACAGATACCCTAGCGCCGGGCCGTCGCGCACTAGCACGTAAGATCCAGAGCGCAGGAAGTAACGGTGACGGACTATCTGCTCTTCGATCTCATGCGAATACGCAGACTCCGCAAGCTCGAGCAGATCGAAATGTTCCAGGGGATCGATAATGCCCGATCGAAGCATGTCGTCCGCGGCCTCGATAAGGCTTTCCCGATAGAGCCGTGGAAGGTCGCGGCGCTCTGCTGCGTCGTCCAGCATGCGATGCCAGCGCTCGAGGGTCATGCTGGTGCGGTGAGTGAAGGAGATATCGCGGCCCATGGTCTGCTCTGATGCTGTATGTCCGTACAGTATCAGGCCGACTTAAAACCCATCCAGCGCTTGCTGATCGACGGCTATAGCACCGGATGGCTGATGCGCTCGATCAGGTGTGCGCCTTCGTTGCGGACGTTTCCTACAGCTTTATCGACGGGATACCAGTCGAACTCCTCGACGCCGAGGCCGTGCTCAAGCGCGATGTCTTCCGCTTCGTTTGGGTCTAGCTCTGGATCTAGCCAGTGCAGGGCGCATTCAGGCGACAACACCAGCGGACGTCGGTCGTGGATGTCCAGCATGCCAGCCCCGCTGGACGATGTGATGATCACGAAGCCGTCTCCGTCGCGGGGCTCGCCAATTCCGCCTCGCTGGAACTGGCCCAGGGCAGCGAAGAACATCGGCGCGTTCGTTCGCAGCTTGATCAGGTAGGGCTGCTTGATCTTCGGATTCGCCTCGTCTTTCTTCCATTCGTACCAGCCATCGGCCGGCACGATTGCCCGGCCTGTCTTCCAGATATCGCGGAAGAACTTGGACGTGGCGGCGGTCTCTACCCTGGCGTTGATCGCCGGCGGTCGCTTGCCTTGCGCCCAGAATGGTGCGTATCCCCATTTCACCGCATCCATGCGTATCCCGTCTTCGTCCTGGTGCAGCAGCTGGACCTTTGATTGCGGCGGCACGTTGTAGCGCCCGATAGGCTCGGAAGGAAACCCGCCGACTAGCTGAAGCTGAGGGTCCAGGGTAAACAGGTATTCCACCGCCTGACTGTATTGTGTGATTCGCCCGCACAT